GTTTCCGCCTCTCGGTCGTCTGAGGAGAGGTCAAACGCCGAGAGGCGGAACAGACGGAGTGTGTAGGAGTTGTTAGCTACTTCATTCAAGGCCACCTTTCAGCTTTTATGTGTGGAACAACGCAACGTTGACGCGTGCCGAAACGCGAGGCAAGGAAAATGTCACACAAACTCCAAAAGGCGCGTGCAGGCCGGACCGTAGGTATGACGAGTGCGCGTCTTTTCGATCAGAAAGAGTTCGTACTCGTTGCTGGGTTCATCCCATAGAACGATGTCCGGATGGTCAGGGGGATAGTAGATCGCCTTCGGCGGCCGGTCTCGCGTGTAACGCTTGACGAGTTTGCCGGCCGCGCACAGGCGAACGAGCGAACGGGCAACCGAATAGAATTGCCTCTCGCGTATGCGTTTTGTTATCTCGGACGCGGTCTCGCCGGGATTGTCCTGCACGACCTTGACCACGCTCTCGTCTCGCAATAAACGGCTCATAGATTTTCCTTCACGAAACGACGCACCTCGGCCTGTTGCTCGGGCGTGAGATTGTCGATTACCTGCGTGAGGCGTTTTGCGCGAGTGGCGGAGTAGTTTTCGAGTCCCGGCGAATTCTTCGCGAAGTAGATCGCATAACCCGCCTCGTTATATCGACGAACGATGGCGCCTTTCTTCAAGAGCGGGCGAACGGTGAGGTAGAAGCGATTGATCGCCTGCCGCTCCTGTGGATCCGTCCATGTTTCGCCCTCGAGCAAATATGTCTTGCGGGCGAGCTGCGGGCCGGTAAGGCCCGGATTTGCGATGATGTGCGCGCAGATATCGGTGATGGGCACGCGACGGCTGCTCCAGCGACGACGCGGCTTTTGCGTCTCGACGACGGAATCCACGGGAACGATATGGAGCGTGATACCGATCTCGTGAAGCAATTTCGCCGCCTGATCGCGTTTCGCCCGTTTGTCATCATCCCATGAATAGATGACTACACGATTATCGGTCTCTGCCCATACGTAAGTGTCCTTAATATGGTCCTCCGCGACCCATTCGTCACGGGCGCCGCGACGTTCGCCGAGGACGGCGCTGGGCATTTTGGATTGCCATGCATCACCAGATTTACGTCCCGCGTTGTTACGGCGTCCCCCATGGGTCCCTTTATTCGTAGACATCATCGATCTCCTTAGACAGACAGAGTAGGAAGGCAGTGTGAAAACCTGTTAATCCGTTGGGCTTGGTGAAATGTCAAATCGTCGCTAGTGATGAGCCAGGGGGACGGCGCCGCTCCTGTATATGGACGGGATAGATAGCACCCATGGGTAGTGTCAGAAATATTGCGCGCCCAGGTGCGTAAAAGAACTTGGTTAGACTTTGATTTAAAGAAATGAATTTACACCGGAAAATCCAGTGTAAAGTTATAACTTTAATTCAAAGAATAACCAAGCATTATAGGTAAAGCGCGATTAGGGCAGCAGAGTTGACGCGAAAATCGTTGTACTGTACCGAGAGCAAGAATAGCGGCGGTGCGAGGACGCGCCCCCTGTTTTTTCGCTTGCGAGGCGCAACGAAATGATGTTGCATGCGTTTGCGCTTCTGCTCGTAGTGCCTCGGCCCGAGCAGTGCGGTAGCCGTTAAAGCGGGATTTGCATGACAGTAACCTGGTATTGTGCCGAGACGAAGCCTTACCAGATGGAGCGAGCCCGCGACGAGCTCCTACGACAAGGTTTTGGTGTTTGTTTTCCGATCTATAAGAAGCGCACCATAACACGACGAAAAGTCAAGACGACTGATCATCCGATGTTTCCCGGTTATTTACCGGTATCATTTAACGAGGACACGGATCGTTGGATGGCGATCAATAGCACTCCCGGCGTCAAGCGGTTGATGTGCTACGTGGAAGATGAAGTCGTTTATCCGAAACGCGTGCCGACCAAGATCATGAATGATCTTTTGGCGCGAATGGCCGAGGGGCCAATTTACGACCTATCCAAGTTGCAAATCTTCAAGCGTGGACAAACGCTTCGGATCGTCGACTCCAAGTCGGCGCTTTTTGGTTGGACTGGACATTGCGATTACTCGGATAAAAACCGAGTTGAAATCTGGCTTTCGATCTTCGGCCGAGTTACGAAGGCGCGGCTGACACCACAGCAAGTGGAGCTAGCGTAACGTGAGCCACGACAAAAAAGCGATTGAACATCGACATGATACGTTCATAGTTCAGTATCTAAAGAACTTCAACGCTACAGAAGCAGCCATAGTTGCGGGCTACTCACCGAAGACAGCTGGAGCGATTGGTTGTCAGCTGCTTGGTCTCTCGGTCGTTCAGGCAAAGTTGCAAGAAGCTTTGAACGAGCAGATGAGCAAGCACAAGCTGCAACTAGACCAAATCGTCAAGGAGCTTGGCGCAACAGGCTTTTCCAACATCGCCGACTATCTCGACGTCCACGAGGACGGATCGGTAACGCTCAACTTCTCGCGCGCCACTCGTGTTCAGATGTCGGCGGTGCAGTCGATCAAGACCGACGAGCGTATCTTGCGGACCGCACTCAACGGCGACCAGATCGTGAGCCGGCAGGTGACGCTCAAGATGCATAACAAGATCGACGCGCTCGACAAACTCATGCGCTACTTCGGCGGCTACCTCGGCAAGGAAGGCGGCGGGGGCGGCGACACATATATCGACGCGCGGCAGGTCAACATCGGCGAGTCTACCTCGCCCGAGGATGCGGCGAAGGCATATCAACGGTTGCTGGGTCGGGGCTGACGATGTCAGCAACCATTTCCCATAATGGACATTATACGATCTCTGACTTGGGGTTACCCGAAGGCGTGGTTAGGTCGGTCGTTGTCTCCCTATGGTTCCTGGCACACGTCATTAGACACCCCGAGTACGCGGTCGCGTTGAGGCGAACCCGAAGGCAAAACGAGTGTGGTTGAGGGGATAAGACTTCTGCTCTCGGTCTGTCCGTAGTCGATCCGGACATGATTTGCCATTAGAAAGCACAACGCGACCGCGTAACCCATTCATCTTGTCAAGGTGCACATATGCTCCCCTCGACCATGTTTCATGCGGTGATCGTGCCGACGCTGGATTGGATGGCAAGTGTGCCGGAAATCAAGACCGGTAACGATGCAAGGGCAAAGGTGTGGACTATGACGGTCTCCGGGCAGGAGACCAACTGGCAACACCGTCTACAGATCGGCGGACCGGCACGGTCGTATTGGCAGTTCGAGAAGACAGGCGGTGTCGCCGATCTCTTCCGTATGGTGCCGACGAAACTCAAAGCAGTCTGCGACGCGAACGACATTCCGTTCAATGCAACCTCGGTATTCGAGGCGATGGCGTGGCACGACGTGCTCGGATGTGCGATGGCGCGTCTGCTGCTCTGGACCGATCCCAACCCGCTGCCGGATGTCGCTGATGTCGAGGGCGGCTGGAACTACTATCTTCGCAACTGGCGTCCCGGCGCGCCGCATCACGAGACATGGGCGATCCGCCATGCGACGGCGATAAGTCTTCTCAACCAACGGTAGGAAGGCACATGACCACGATGAAGGACGGTACGTACAAACTCGCGATGCCCTCGACGCTCACGTGTGGCGAGGTCACGGTCAAGGACGGTCTCGTGGTCTCCGCGGCGCCTTTTGCGCGCTACCGTTATCGCTGCGTCGAGGGATCGACCGATGAGTATTATGTCGAGGTCGCCGGTCCCGCGGTCGAGGAGTTTAAGAGTTAGGGGCATGAGCGATGCCCTTCGACGGATTTGACTTTCTCACACCGAACTACGTCAAGGTCTTCCAGGAGCGTGCGCTTCGCCTGATCCGTATTCGTGCGGACATCAAGCAGAAGGGCTCGATGCTCCGTGAGCTACTCGCGTACTACAAGGACAACATCGCGGATTTCATTACCGATTGGGGAGTGACATTCGATCCGCGTAATGTAGGCACCGACAAGCCCGCGTATTTGCCCTTCATTCTCTTCGAGCGGCAGCGCGAGTGGGTGTCTTGGGTTCTCGAGCGATGGCGTCGGCGTGAGCCGGGCATCAACGATAAAAGCCGAGATATGGGAATGTCTTGGTTGTCGGTCTCGACCTCCTCGTCGCTGTGTCTGTTCAATGAGAACATGGCGATTGGTTTCGGCTCACGTAAGGAAGAGTACGTCGATAAGCTCGGTGATCCGAAGTGCCTCTTTTGGAAGGCACGGATGTTTCTCGAGAACCTTCCGCCGGAGTTCACTGGTAGTTGGGATCGGACGCGAGATGCGCCGCATATGCGCATCAACTTCCCAGACACCAACTCATTCATCACAGGCGAGTCCGGCGACAACATCGGCCGCGGTGATCGAACGAGTATCCACTTCGTAGACGAATCCGCGTACCTCGAGCGCCCGCATATGATCGAGGCGTCGCTGTCGCAAACGACTAACTGCCGCATTGATATCTCGTCGGCGAACGGTATGGGAAATCCGTTCGCTGAAAAGCGCCATAAGTGGGATGGCACGCCGCGCGTGTTCACCGTGCATTGGTCGTCCGATCCTCGCAAGAGTAATGACATCAAAGACGAGGACGGCCTCTGCTGGTACGAGCGTCAAGTGCGCGATCTCGACCCAGTCGTGCTGGCGCAGGAAGTCGATATCAACTACCAGGCGTCCGTCGAAGGCATCGTGATTCCAAGCGTCTGGGTAAACGCTTGCGTGGATGCGCATAAGGTTCTCGGCTTCGAGCCGACTGGTGCGAAATTTGGCTCACTCGACGTTGCGGACGAGGGCAAGGACAAGAATGCATTCGTTGGCGCGCATGGCGTTGTGGTGCAGCGTGTCGAGGAATGGTCAGGCAAGAACTCGGACATCGCGCATACGACCACGCGCGCCTTCGCGCTGTGCGATGAACTTGGCTACTCGACACTCACGTATGACGCGGACGGCATTGGCGCCGGTGTTCGGGCGGCGGGTCGTCTCATCAACGAAAAGCGGAACGAGGAGAAGCTTCGTACCATCACGCTCGAACCGTTCCGCGCATCCGAGAGCGTGTTGCATCCGGATCGTGAGGACGTACCGGGACGCCTGAACCAAGACTACTTCGACCGTCGCAAGGCGCAGGCGATGTGGGCGCTCCGCATACGATTCGAGAAGACCTACCGCGCTGTGATCGAGAAGGACGACTCTTACGCACCGGACGAGCTCATATCGTTGGATAAGGACGCGCTCGGTGCCGAACTTCTCCCCCTGATCCGCGAACTATCGCAGCCGACCTATACGCGTTCGACGACCGGCAAAATCACGATCAACAAGAAGCCTGTTGGTATGCTCTCGCCCAATCGCGCAGATGCGTTGATGCAGCGATTTGGTGTCGTTCTCGAGGACGGCGGCTTCTTCGACGAGGGCCAATTGACGTCCGGCATGGACGCAGTCGACATGCCGACGATGTGTGACGTGGTGTTCGCGACGGTGTTTGTTACGAACCGCCCTGGCAAGGATGAAGATTCCGTGGGCGTAGTTTACTGGTCACGGTCGCAGCACACAGGGCATCCACTCATTGCGCTTGACTGGGACATTAGTGAGCTCGACGGCAACTTATTGACCAAGTGGGTGCCGAACATCTATACGCGTCTCACGAAGCTCGCGAAGAGCGCGGGTGCCGTAGGTGGCGCACTTGGCGTCTACGTCGAGGACAAGTCGACAGGTTCGGTTTTGATCAGACAGGCAGCGCAGATGGGTCATCCCATGGCTCCTATCGATCCGGCATTGTCGGTTATCGAGCCAGTCGATAGAGCTTTGAATGCATCGAGATACGTCAATAGCGGAATGGTCAAAGTCGGCATGACTGGGCATACGCGGACGCGGATGTTCAAGGGTGCGAACCGAAATCACTTTATAGGTCAGATCGCGGCTTTCCGAGCAGGATCGAAGGATGCGAGTGCAAGTGCCCTATTGAACTGCTTTACGCATGGCGTGGCCCTCGCACTCGATACAGGGAGGTAGGATATGAAAGACGTTTTCACGCCGACTACGTTTACGACTATCGAGCCCATGTCGCGGGTCGAATGGGTCGAGAAGACCTACAACGAGGGAACGGAGCAGACACACGAGGGACACGGCGACAAGCTCTTTTCGATCTCGGGCTGGCAGGTGACGACTTTCGACGACGGCAACAAGATCGAGGTTCACTGGCAGGAGGTGCATAAGCTCTAATGGCTTACGCAACCATCACCGGTTCGGCGATAGGGACGAAGCTAACATCGCTTCTGCTCGCCGATGATATCATGCCGGGCGTGGATGCGAGCTACGAGCTCTGCAAGCTCATCTACCTCTATCACCCGCTCGGAGCGAAGATCTCCGATAAACCGCTCGAGCTTGCACAAAGCCAGGATCGCAATATCGCGATTGCCGATGCACCAGACGAGGTGCTCGAGGCGTTCCTCAAGGAATGGAACGATATCAAAGCAAACGACCATATCTTCAATGTTGCGTCCACGTCGAGAATCTATGGTATCGCCTCGATTGCGATGCTAATCGAGGGCGAGGACACCAATACACCCATCGATCTCAAGAATCTGTGGCGTCTCACTATCTCGTTCAACTGCTACGATCCGCTCAACACGGCGGGCTCGCTCGTTCTCAATCAGAACGTGCTTGCGATGGACTTTCAGCATGTGACGGACATTCGTGTGTCTGGCGCAACGTTCCATCGCTCACGTACTTGCGTCATCATGAACGAGCGGCCGATCTATATCGCCTATACGCCGTCGGCGTTCGGCTTCGTCGGTCGTTCGGTTTATCAACGAGCCCTCTACCCGCTCAAGTCGTTTATACAGACGATGCGTGCAGATGACATGGTTGCACGCAAGGCGGGTGTTATCGTCGCCATGATCAAGCAGGCGGGCACCATGATCGATAACGCCATGAAGTGGGCGTTTGGTCAAAAGCGCTCGGTTGTAAAGGAAGCGGAGACCGATAACGTCATCTCGATTGGCGACAGCGAGAAGATCGAATCGCTGAACCTCCAGAACCTCGAGGGACCGCTCAAGGTCGCGCGTACGGACATTCTCGAGAACATCGCCTCGGCAGTGCCGATGCCTGCGAAGCTCATGACCGAGGAGGCACTTGCGAATTCGTTCTCCGAGGGATCGGAAGACGCAAAGCAGATCGCACGGTATATCGACCGCGTACGCTTGCAGCTGCGGCCACTCTATGCGTACTTCGACCGTATCGTCATGCATCGCGCTTGGAATCCCGAGTTCTTCGCGCGTATGCAGAAGAAGTATCCGAAGGATTTTGCCGGTAAGACATTCGAGCAGGCGAAGTACGAATGGATCAACAACTTCATTGCTGTTTGGCCATCGCTGCTTAAGGAACCGGATTCCGAAATCTCGAAGGTCGAGAAGGTGAAGCTCGAGGGCTTGATCTCGGCGGTTGAGCTACTGCTGCCGCACATGAAGGAGGAGAACAAGAAGATCCTCATTATGTGGCTTGCCGACAACTTCAACACGTACAAGCAACTCTTCGAGAATCCACTTACGCTCGACTTCGAGGAGGGCTTCAACGAGACGGCGCCTCAACAGCAGACGCCTAATCTTGAGCAAGGCGGAGCGGCGGGTGACGGCGAGTTCGAGGGCCGTTCGGATGCAGCGTTGATCAAGTGGTTTCAATCGAAGCTCGATGACGAGAAGCTTGCGCGTCTGGACAAAGAGTTCAAGAAGGCGGCTTAGATGGCACGTCCGTTTAGTCATGTTCTCGAGGACCTCGCGCGTGCGACTTCATCGATGGAATCGGTATCGGCTGCGATCTCGGAGTTTCAAGCGGCGTGCATTTCCGGCGATGAAAAGATGATGGACTGCTCCCGTGCTAAAGCGTTGGGATCTTTGGATTCGTATCTCGATAACATCGCCGCGGCGCACATTGCGAAGGACCAATAGTCGTGGCGAAGACACGCAACCGTACATTCAACGAGACGATTGCAGCCGCGATTAAGGACTTCGAGGAGCACGGCTACGACTCCATCGAGCGAGTGCAGCGTTGGGAGAAGGCAATTGAGGAGGCGGCGCGTCGTACGATGACGCCCGAGAGCGAATTACTCGCCGCGATGCGCAAGGTTCTCGAGGACACATACCGTCGTCTGATCACACGTAAGGGCATCCTACGGTTCAATCCCGGTGTTGAAGACTACATGTTGCGCAAGGCAACGCCGAAACTACGAGAGCAGCTTGCGCAGAGAATCGTTGCGGCGGCACAGTTGATCAAGCTCAATCGTGACGAGCAGATCGCACTCACGCTCCGACGCTTCTCCGGGCTCGCGACAAGCATCCCGAAGGGCGGCACCGATCTACTCAAGTCGCGCGAGATAAAAGAGAAGCTCACGAAGCCGCTTACGTCGCTACCGTTTCGTGATCGGCGCGTGCTGATCGATCAGGGACACAAGCTTACGGCGTCGCTCTCCGAGATCGTCGCGCAAGAAGACGGCGCCATTGCAGGTATATGGCACTCTCATTGGCGCGAGTCTGGTTACGATTATCGCGAAGATCACAAGGAACGTGACAAGCAGGTATACTACGTTCCGGACAGCTGGGCGATGAAACAAGGGTTTATCAAGCGGGTGCGTGGACATTCGACCGACGATATCACGAAGCCTGGTGAGGAAGTCTTTTGCCGCTGCTACTACCAGTGGCTGTACAATCTGAATGAGCTGCCACGCGATGCTCTTACGAAGAAGGGAATGGCCGCCATGAGACGGACGACATGAAGCTCAAATACTCGGATGACGTTGCCCTGCATTGGTGCCCGGGTTGCAACGAGCTTCATATGATTCCGACCGCAATGGACGATGCACCGCGATGGAACTTCAACGGTAACATGGAGCGTCCGACATTCGCGCCGTCGGTAAGGATCACCGGCGTAAAGCGCATTATAAACGGCAAAGAGTGGACTTGGGAATTCGACGAGAATGGCGCGCCCAAACAGTATGTCTGCCACTACTTCATCACCGACGGAAAGATCATCTACTGTCCGGACTCGACGCATTCACAGTCTGGCATGACGATTGATCTACCGGAAATTCCGGAGGCGTATCTCTAATGGTCGCTCGTTACGCACGAAACAACTACGATCCCGCGAATGCAACACCGGTATGGGATGCATCGGGTGGACTGCCGGTGTCGCCGGGACAGTCGTTTCTCGGCTACACGCAGGTCACCGATCTCACCGCGGCGCATGCGGTATCGTCATTCTCGCCGCCTACGGATGCAAAGACGGCGCTCATCCAAGTCAATGCCGGAATCGTTCGATATCGACAGGATGGTGTTGCGCCGACCACGACGGTCGGCATGCTCGCCTACGCGACTGGCCCCCTGTTTGCCGTGACTGACTTTGCGAATACGAAGTTCATCAATAACGGCTCGGCGGCATCGCTCAACATCGAGTGGTATGGCTGATCATGCGCAAGCTTCTCACGGCTCTCCTCGTCGCACTCGCCTACTGGCCGGCGCTTGCGCTTGCGCAGGTCGGCATCATCAACGGCGCGACGCCCTGGGTTGGCTTTACCCCGGGACAGTGTTTCGTCGCCAACGCTAATGGTACCGTGACAGGTACGACGTGTGGTGGCTCCTCGGGCATCACTGTCGGCTCAACGACCATCACGAGCGGTACATCCGGGCGTGTCGCCTACAACAATGCGGGCGTCTACGGCGAGTATGCGATCAGCGGCACAGGCAACGTTGCGATGACCACGTCGCCGACGTTCGTTACGCCGACGCTGGGTGCCGCGACTGCGACGAGCTTGACTACGGCTTTGTTGACCGGCACCGCAGGTACGGTTGCAACCAGCACGCCGGTCGTCAACCTCACGCAGACCTGGAACGATGGCGGCGCGGGCACGACGGTCTTCACTGGCATACTCGCCAACTTCACGCGTACGTCGGGTGCTGCAACCTCGCTGATGATCGACCTGCAGGTTGGCGGGTCGTCCAAGTTCAATGTCAATCAGGCAGGTTCGCTCGTCGCCGGCAACACGATCACGTCGACCGGCAACATGATCTCTGGCGGCACGATGACCGTCGCTACGTCTAGCGGCTACTTCTTTAGCGCCCGGAGCCAGATCGCGTCGAGCGGCGACGGCAACATCCGCCTCGCGAATAACGCAGGAACTGGCTTCACGTCGCTGACCTTCGGCGTTCAGAATACATCTTTCCCGAGTCTGCGCATGAATGGCGCAAATCTGCAAGTCGCGCTCGGCGACAACAGCAACAATACTGGATTGCAAGCTGGATCGTTGCATGCTGCGAACGGTACGACTCTCGCAACTGGCGTTCCTTTCGGTGGCATCGGCATGGCGAAGGCGACTGACCCCGCGAGCGCGCCCGGCGCGGGCTTTGTGAAGATGATGTGGGTCGCCGGAACGAACGCCGGCACCTGCAAGCTGATCGCTTATGCGGGCACGAGTACGACTCCGGGCGTCATCCTCGACAACGTTGGGGCTGGTTGCTAATGCGCTACCTTATCGCGATTCTTATTGGCTGCATCGGCGCGACTGCGTATGCAGCTGATGAGGCGCCAGTACTACCGACCAAAGAGCAATTCTATCTGCAGGAGATTGGCGCCTGTAGTCAGAACAAGGCGTCGTCTGTCGGTGCTCTGCTCGACGAGATCGCAAAGCTTCGAGCCGAGATCAAGGCATTGAAGTCCGAGAAGAAAGAAGAGGAGTCTAAATAAATGGCTCTGGCGACCGACATCTTTTTGGGTGCGAACAATGCAACCACCCAGCTCGCCGCAACGTTGCCGGCGGATGGTACGTCGGTCACCGTACGGCCTGGAACTGCAACACGGTTCGGAACGCCTCCTGCAGCTGGTCAGTATATTGTTTGCACGATTTCGGATCGTTATGGATCGTTGCAAGAGATCGTCCACGTAACGGCAATCGTCGGCGACGTGCTAACGGTCGTTCGAGCGCAAGAGGGAACTCTACCGCTTCCGTGGGCAACGGATTCCTATATCGAGCAGTTGTGGACCGAGGGACAGAGCTCTCTTCTCGTTCAGCAAGGACAGTTGCTCGGCTTCATGGCCGGCGCGCCCTCGCAACCGTCATTTTCCGCGACTGCATTTGGCGCGAAGACGACTGCGACTCCGGACACGACCAACGACTACACCGCACAGCTGCAAGCCGTCATCGATCTTGCAGTATCGACAAACTCGCAGGTCTACTTTCCGCCAGGCTATATCTACTGCGCCTCGACGCTTCGCAACTTTCACAGCGTCGTCAAGACGGGACCAGGGGCCGTCTACACAGGTTCGGCCGCCATCGGCACCGGCGTTTTCTGGATTGCAAATGGTGTCGTTACCAACAATCTGTTCGTTGCAACGAATGGCGACGATACGAATGATGGGTTGAGCGCCGCACGACCGATGCTCACGGCGCAGTCACCGACGACTGCAATCAATCGTTACACCGGCAGTCGTTCGTGGACGATCAATTTCGCGGCCGGTGAGTACGTCATCCCAGCAAGCATGTCTTTCAGCTCGTTGAACTTTACCTCGAGCATCGTTCGCTACGTCGGTGTTGCAGCGTCTACCGGTGCGCAGCCAACTGTTATCTTCAAGGGTCCTGACACCACCACGCGGACAATTCGCTTCTTGTCGTCTACACAGAACACCAATTTTACGGTGCAGAACGTATACTTCAAGAACATGGGCTCGATCTTCGGCGCCTCGCAGAACGGTCGCGTGAGCGTCACCAACTGCTGGTGCACGAATTCGCTCCAGATGATTTCCCTTGGTAATATGGGCTTCGGCTCTGCGACCATGGGTGTGTGGGACTTTCGCGACACGAATGGCGTCATCGTACCGAATAGCATCGGTGCAGGTGCCGTTATTGGATCGTTCTACAACTACGATCAAGGTGATATTCCCACCAACATTCAGCTGATTATCCAGTTTGCGGATCGTGGCCTCGTAACTAACGAGTGCGGCTCGGGCCACGAGGATCAGGCAAACATCACCGATTGCAATATCGGTCAGGAGTTTACGCGCTGCTTCGGTGCGGCGAATCTGTCGGGTACACGGTATCTCCGTTGCGGTATCGGCATCCTGGTGCGTGGCACCGGTATGATGCTTCTCAGCAACACGCAGAACTTCGGCACCGGTGTGGATGCGTGTACGCAGGATATCGTTTACACGGATGCGCCGACTAACGCACAGATTGAAGATACCAATTACGACAGCCGCCGGAGCTGGCAGAATCGCTCTTACTCGATTGCGACAACGTACGTACCGGATGGAGCAGCAAAGACATTCTTCGGAACCGTGGGCAGTGTCGTACCGCGTCGCGCGCGTATCGGCGATACGATCCAGTTTTTCATCTCAGGTCGATTTGTGGGCGCTCTCTCGGCGAATGCCGCGATCAATCTCGCAATCGGCGGCGTCACAATGCTGGATAGCAATCTTGCTTTCCCAACTGGATGCGCCGAGTGGAAGATCACAGCGGATCTTATGGTGATCAGCAACTACGATCCTTTGAATCCGACGACTGCGCAACAGATTCGGGGCATCATCGAGATTACGTCCTATGACTCATCGCAGAATGGTCTTACACCGAAGGGTAAGCGTATTACGACCAAGAATGCCATTTCGGTAACGGCAACGTCTGCATTTGCATGGACTATTACCGAGGATGTCGGCGGTCAGAACTTCCAGATGGGCGAGGCACGGATGATCTCGACCATCGGTGGCTTTACATATCCGTAGGAACCGAACCATGCCGCTGACCGATAAAGGCGAAACCACACTCGAGAGCATGAAGCGCGAGTATGGTGACAAGAAGGGCGAGGAGGTGTTTTACGCCTCGCGCAACAAGGGAACGATTACGGGTGTGGATGCGGCAACAGAAACCGTGATCAAGTCGCAGGGGCGTATCCAACTCGTTCAGTTGGCTAACGGTCGTTTTGGCTTTCGCGTGGGATCGCGTACCGAAGAGTTCAAAACTCGTTCACTGGCCGAGGCCACCTACGACCAATACCTGAAAGATTTACGAGGCGATTCCATGATCACGATGGCCGATGCGACTTCCGCCTTCGACGAGCTTGCGGCCAAGGTCAAGGACATGAAGGCGCGCGCCGACGAGGTCTCGAAACGCATCGATGCGGCGCCGAAAGATGAGCCCACGAAGTGGCGCTTCTACTTCTCGGTCGGTGGAAAGGGAAAGTCCAATCGTCAGACCGTCTACGTGGACGTGAATGGCAAACTGTCGCCGGCGCTCGACAAGGCGCAGGCAATGGCGCGAAAGCAGTGGCCGGACGCAACTGCAATCATCCATGAGCGATCTGTGGCTCTGAACTAGGTCACTATAATGATCCGTGCCGCCGGTATCCTCATTCTCGACACCAATGACAACGCGCTTTTCCTCAAGCGCGGTGCAGGGGGAGACATGCCGGGAATGTGGTGCTTCCCAGGCGGACGCCTCGAGGACGGCGAGACGTCGATAGATGCGGCGGTACGCGAGACTAAGGAAGAGACCGGATTCGACGTGATCCGTAAAGGTCTAGTCGAATGGACGCGTAGCCTCTCTCCGGAGATGACGACCGGCGCAGTACCGACACCGCCGAAGAACGAGGCCCAGTCGATCACGGAAAAGCTCGACGCCGAGATGCAGGCGGCGACGGCCTCCCCTGTTTCTCCGGCTGTTATCGGCACCGAGCAAGTCGACTTTACCACATTCGTTGCAACCAAGGTTGAGCAGTTTATCCCGACGCTCAACGGCGAGCATGTCGCCTACGCCTGGGCACCTATCGATCAGCCACCCGAGCCGCTGCATCCTGGCTGCCGAATTGCACTCGACCGGTTCAACCTGGATGAGCTCGGTATTGCACGTGCTATCTCGACCAATGCGTTAACGTCTCCGCAGAAATACGAGAATCTGTGGCTCTACGCAGTGCGCATCACCGGAACTGGCGCCTCGTATCGAGCCGAGCATTCCGAGTACGTCATTCGCAATCCTGCGATCTATCTAAATGATGAGTTTCTCGCGCGTTGCAATGGATTGCCGGTAATCATCGAGCATCCGAAGAACGCCGCAATGCTTGACTCCAAGGAATTTGATCGCCGGATCGTCGGTGCGATCATGCTCGCATATATCAAGGGTGATGAGGTATGGGGCATCGCTCGTATCTATGACGACGAGACCGCGGAATTGATGCGCACGAATCAGCTATCGACTTCACCGATGGCTGTGTGGCGTAATCCGTCTGCCAATGAAAAGATGATTCTCGAGGATGGCGATAAGCTATTCATCGAGGGAAAACCGAGCCTATTGGATCACCTCGCCATCTGTCCGCTCGGTGTTTGGGATAAAGGCGGGAAACCAAGTGGTGTAACTTCAATCGAAGCAAGAGGAGATTCAGTCATGCCTGTGACGCTGAAGCGTATCGAGGGCGAAACGGATGAGGGGTACGCGGCACGCGTCGCCGAAGTGCAATCTCATCTCAATGCACGAGCCGACTCCGCGAAGGGAATGGAAGACATTCTCGGCGGTATCAAGGCTCTTACCAAGGTCGTCGAGACGGTGACCGGCAATATCGACGGGTTGACCAAGCGTCTCGATTCCGTCGAGAGCGGTCGTCGCTCGGACGCGCGTCGTCGCGCCGATGCGTTCGAGTTCCCCAAGCGCTCCGATGGCGAGAGCGACAAGGAATTCAACAAGCGCATGGATGCCGCCGAGGAGAAGCTCCGCGCCGACATGGAGGACGCCGGCGATCCGAAGGAGACCGCGGCCGATGGCGCGCGCCGCCGTCGCGATGCGGCCATGGAGGAGAAGGAGAAGAAGGCGGACTCCGAGGAAGAAGACAAGGACAAGAAGAAGGCGGACTCCGAGGAAGAAGACAAGGACAAGAAGAAGGCGGACTCCGAGGAAGAGGAGGACAAGCGTTCCGACGCCAACTCCGAGGTCATCGCCGATCTCCGCGCGAAGCTCGCCAATCTCGAGAAGATGATTCCGCGCGCACAGAACCTCGAGGACACCGCGAAGTTCGCGAGCATCCAGGCGCGCGCCGACGCCGCACGTGCCCAGTTCGGCGAACGCGCCGAGCCGCCGCTGTCCGGCGAGGACCTCGACGCCTACCGCCGGCGCATGCTGCTTCCGCTGCAGAAGCATCATCCTGACTGGGCGAAGGCGAATCTTCTCGTGACCGCCGCCGACTCCGCCATGCTCGACATGGCCGAGAACCAGATCTACACCGCGGCTGCCGAGGCCGCACGCATGCCGCAGCCCGGTCAGACCGGTCTCGTGGAGGTACAGGGGCAGACACGCGCCGGACACAAGATGTCGAAGTTCAACGGCGATCCGCGATTCTGGATGTCGCGCCACATGCCGGCCGGCACCACCGTCACGCGCATCAACCAGGTGAAGGGGTCGGATACCCGGCACTAATCGTCAACACACACCATTTCGAGAAAGGCTCCAATGATCACGATCAATCCGGCCCTGGTATCCAACGCCCAGGGCACCTTCGGCGTCGAATGGGACGGGCTCATGCAGGGCACTTCACAGCCCGATCCCGCGACGCGTTACGCACTCGCAGGCGGATTCCTCGCCTCGACCGAGACGCTTCCGATGTGGGGCGGTGTCGGCATCTCCGAGGTCATTCCGACTCCACCCGCGTCGCCGCCGCTCACGCCTAATCCCGCGCTCGGTGGTCCGATCTCGCGCGCGACCAACGTCACTGGCTCGAACACTGCAAAGACGCTCACCGGATTCTCGGTGTTCGACCAGAACTACTCGGCGATCAATTCGCCTCAGTCCCCTGTTCCCCTTATCGGGAACTACGGTCAGGTGATGTTCTATCGCATGGGATCGAACGCCCGCATTGCGGTGCAAATCGACCCTGTGCTAATCTCGCTCTATGGCCAGATGATCACGGACCCGGTGAGCTGGGACTTCGTCGCCCAGATGCTCATTCCGTACCAGGCGGCCTACAACCAGAACGTCATCACCAACGCTGTCTGGTCGGCGGGGCAGCTCACATTCACGACCACATCGGCGCATGGCGTGTCCGTGGGATCGGTGATCGAGATCGCCGGCTTCACGCCCGCGGCGTACAACGGTCAGTTCACGACCGTTGCTGGGACGACTGGTTCGACCATCGTGGTCGATCTCGACGATGATCCGGGCGCCGACACCGTCCAGGGCTATCTGGTCGCCGGCGGCGGCGCGCTGCCGTGCAAGATTCTGCGGGTGTACCCGTCGAACTGCATGGTCGTCGACTACAATCCGGTGACGGGCTTTGCGACCTGGAATCGCAACGGCGCCGCCGCCATCATCCAGATCTAACCAATCCAACTCTTCAAGAGGCACTGATCAAACATGGCGAACAACACACCTTCATGGGTGCAGGTGCACCCGTCGTTCATGGAACCCGAGCTCATCCTTCCGGTGGCTCAGGTTTCGGGGGCCTTCGATCTGATCGAGGGCGGCGCGCCGCGTGCGCGTCTGTCCGAGACGGATCTGTGGGTCTACATGAAGCGGATCGATCTGCGTACGCAGATGGCGATGGGTGCAACCGGGTTCAATCAGCTGCCCGGTGTCAGCATCTCGCTCTCCCAGATCCAGGCGCCGACCTATCTGCTCCGTGTGCGCGCGGAATACGACAGCCAGGACGAGGCGTATGCGAGCCGGTGGGGTTTCTCCCTCCCGCAGGCATATCGACTCGGCGGCCGCCAGGCGCATTTCCAGCTCATGCGCAATCTGCTGCTCTACGGTGCAAACCCGCAGAACGGCGAGGGCCTCCTCAACACCGCCGGCGCGACCGCGATCAATCTTCCACAGGACACGCTCGGCAACGATACCGTACTCACGTACGACAACGGCGAGATGGCGATCTTCCTCCTGCAGCAGATCGAGCTCATGAAGGTTCGCACGAACCAGATGGGCACCGGCTCGACGTTCGCCATCTGCGGTCCGCAGCGCGTGCTCGGCCAGTTCATGTACCCGAACATCGTCCAGGTCACCCAGTATCAGCGTCCCGGCGCCGGTACGGACACGACCAAGGGCACCTTCGTCAAGGTGGCCATGGAGAACGGCGACACGATCCTTTGGACGATGGACGATACGCTCATCGGCAAGGGATCGGGCGGCGCGGACGCGGTCGTGCTGACTATGCCCGAGATCCAGATCCCGTCGGAGGAGGGGATCAACACCAACGAGTTCGACAAGCTCACGCCCGGCAACAACACCTGCATGACCATGTACTGCGACATGGCGGCGCCGCGCGAAATCGTCTCGCCGCTTCCCGGCGGCGCGACCGACGTGATCATGGAACTCCGCTGCACGTCCGGTTGGGGCATTCGTCCCGAGGCCATCACTGTGATGTCCATGGTCTACGAATAAAGCATGTTCCTGCTCAAGCTTCTGGAACGTGATACCGACGGTTACCGCATTATTGCGGTAACCGACGTGTCATTTCGTAGATTGCCTGAGCCGAAGATCGTGTGCAATCCAGGCACATCGGATGAGCGTGCATACGCAATAGCCGACGACGCGTTCTTGCTCGATGCGCGCGGCGACACTATCGACAGGTTTAGGATTAACCGCGGCAGGTAGGATCACATGCGAGTTTTTGTTGCAAACTGCACTTTGCAGAATCACGTCTACAACTATCGTCTTCCAGGTCACAGGAAGGCCTTCATGCAGCCCATTCCACCGATGCGCCAGGTTCGGATTCCGGTGGATCTCGACATCGAACAACTGAAATCGTTCGTCGAGCAGGGACACAACTACGGTATGTTTACGCCCGAGGAGGCGAAGGGCCGTCGGCCGGATCAGACCATTACATTCTTGGTCACAACCGAAACGCCGATCACGGCAAAACAGATGAAGGACATGCTCGCGCACAATCACGCGGTCGCATTGGTACGTGGGCAGACTTCTCGCGAGCTCATGGCGCTCGCCGCCTCTCACAATATGGAGAACACGGCGCATACGCCGAACGCAGCGCAGAAGCTCGAGGTCAGTATCGTGGAGGAGGGAAATGACTCCGACGATGCATTCGCGGTCGGTTTCCAGATCAGCAAGCCTGTCCAGGAAACTGTGATCGGCAGCAGGCCGTCGTCTGGCCGCAGAGGCGGTCGTAAGGGCGGTTAATCTCGTCGTACAGCGATAGATCCTACATCCACTATACAAGGACGCGGCCGAACTTAACGTCGCGTCCTGAAAGGATTTACGCGCATGGCAACGCTCGGTGGATTCATTCGGTTCATTCGGAATGTAATGAAGATTCCGGTGGGGGAATTGCCGGATAATTCGGACGTCATTGGTATCGCCTATAACGTCGCCATTACGCTCACGAACGACACTCTTCAATGCATCCCGAATCCGAATCCAGCTTATCCATCGATCTACGATCTTGCGGTATATAACCTGGGTGGGGATCGCATCATCAACTACGCGCCGGATGCGATAGGCTCTACGTATTTCACCGATCTGCGAGCGAAGTTCAATCTGGATACGTTCGTCGGTGGTGTCGTTAACAGTACGAACGATAACGGCTCGGGTGTTAGCCTTACAGTCCCGGATGCCATGTCCGGCCTCACGTTTCAGGATTTGCAGACACTCAAGACGCCATATGGACGGACGTATCTCGGGCTCATTCAGGCAGCCGGTCCGACCATTTGGGGCATCACGTAATGCCGACACTTCACTTTGGCGTGGTCAACAAGCCGTACTCGTATAGCACCGAGGGCGCGACGACTCTCGAGGTAGCACGTATCCTCGAGCAGAATTACGGTCTATTCGCGACATACTACAAGCTTCGTCGGCGTGTGATCGCCAAAGAACTTACTAAGGCGTATCAAGGCGCGCTTAACTCGCTCCTGAACGGTGCGCCAGCACGACGTAATCCTGGTGCGTCTGCCATGGCGTTCATCGAGCACGACTTCAAAGAAATGGTCTCATTGCGCAAGTTCGATGGAATCATTTCCGGTGTGCCGACAGAGGCCGCCAAAAAGGGCGTGTCCCATCGGTTCAAGCGGCCGTACAAGACAGGTCGCAAACGCGGACCACGACCGTCGTTTCGAGATACTGGGTTGTTCCTCTCCTCAGTCAAGGCATGGATCGACTAATGCGCACCTCGGATCAGGCAACGGCGCTACGCAATCCAACCGCGCACGCATTCGTACGCGGTGTTGGATATCTGTTTATCGGCGCACCTGCCATCAATATCAATCCAATCTACGGTGTCGGCGACTGTCAGCCGCCTCTCGATACACCCGATGGCTCGATGCATCATTTGCAGACGCCGAATAATGGCCCGCTCGAGGAGCTTCGCTACGAGCGAAATCTATGGTGGCCGGCTCTTGGTCGTGGACGACGACTCGCGTTCACACCGGCATATCTCGCCGCACACGGCTGGAAGTATTTCGGATCGGTTGTCGTCTAATGGTATCCGTAAACGAGGCCGCACGTACGTTGATGGGCGGCCCGCTCAAAGCGGGTGTTGATACTCTTTCGTACAATCAGACCATCACGTTCGATATGTACGTCCGAATTGTGCTGCCTCTCGATGGTTTTGTGTTTTGGCTTCGTGCCGACCAAGTGACGCCTGCGGCGTTACTCAATGTTCTTGGGCTTAATCGCGTCAAGCTCGATCAGCTCGGTGTAGCGGCACCGAACACTTCAATCAAAGTCATGGGCGCGCTTCATTACGCGACCGACCAGCAACAGGAACAAGACGCGACGTTCGCGACCAATAACGTCATCTTCACGGCCGAGAACCCGGTGACCGACTTCAATGAAGTAAGCCCCGAGGTGCTTTGGTTGGGCTCATTCGATGGTATCAGGTTTGCCTTCTCGTCGCGTGGCTCGTACTTCCAGCAAGCGAACCTGCACCATTACGTTGGGCAGGGCATCTTTTCGATGTTTGAGAGCCAGATCATCGAGGATGTTCGCTTGCTCGATACACGTGAGTTGATCGTATCCAACAGCCTGCCCGCGTGGCTCGCACTCAATCAATACGCGCCGGTCTATCCGGTGCCGATCCCGCAGCCGCTCTTCCCCCTGTTTCCTTCGTTTTTGGCGCCGGATAATCTGCCGCCGATTTATGGGACCGTACACAACGACCCGGATTCAGTCGAAGGGTTACAGGGGAGCGCGCGTTACACGAAGACGTATAGCCGGTCGGCGCTCGTAACCGAGACGGTTGAGATCACGCTTTACGGGTGCAGCAATGCTCTCGTGATGACGTTTCTGGATTCGATCATGCAGTATCAGCTTGATACCGGACTCTTCGGAATCACGAATATTCCAATTGTCATGGATGACAAGCGCACGCAGAACGAGTTGTCGGTAATCGCGCAGAAGAAGCGGATTGTGTTTGAGGTAAACTACTATCAGCAGGCTATGCGCGATGTGGCACGGCAATTGATCACCAAGTGCGTGCCAACGTACCTACCGCAGGACGACCTACAACTTATCACGTCGGTAAACGTTAACTATTAGGAGCAAGTCATGCAGAATGCTTTGGTGAATGTCCTCTATGGTCTGCTTTCAGGCGGCGGCGCAAAGGCGGCGCAGATGACGGCGGAGGGATACCTCAAGGCGGCTATTCAGTCGTCGGTATCCTCGCCGCTCTTCAACTCGCCGCTCGCGGGCTCGTTCACGCATATCAGTGCGAACGGCAATTCGCCATCGATCAAGGCGGGCGCCGGTATCCTTATGGGTGTGTCGATCAACACCAAGGGCGCCTCGGCGAACGTTCTCACGATCTACAACAGTCTCGCGGTGTCGGGTGCGGTGATCGGCGTTTTCGATACGACGGTTCAGCCAGTCTACATCCCGCTCAATCTGAATTTCACCATCGGCCTCTCGGCGTCGCTCGCGACTGGAACGCCGGCGGACGTGACGCTGATCTGGCGCTAAGGCATCACCGGGCAACTGCATAAAGGAGCCTCTACATGAATCCCATTGTCACGGTCGAGGTCACGCAGGAGCAGGCGCCCGAGCCGAACCAACTCCAAAAGCGTGGCGCGATCATCAGCCAGGGCGGCACGATTCTCGCGTCGCAGCAGTATGCACTCATCACAACGCCGTCGGACTTGACGGCGTTGCAGCCACCTGCGCTCAATCTCACGTCTGTCGCGTGGTCGTCGTCATACGGTGGTCTTGCAACAGCAACGGCCGCCGCGGCGCACGGCATTCCGGTAAACGAGCAGTTTATCACGACCATCGCTGATGTGCAGCCGGCCGGCTATAACGGTACGGTGCTTGCGACTGCGACCGGCTCGTCCACGTTTACTTATGCGCTGCCGCTCAACCCAGGATCGCAGACCGTCGCCGGGACCTACACCCAGCGCAACGTCGGCGAGGTGCAGGCCGCCGTCAATACCTTCTTTGCGCAGGGATCGCAGCAGTCGTGCTACGTTCTCGAGCTGGGTGCAGGATCGGTGTCGGCAGGCGTTACGGCGCTCAGTTCCTTTATCACGACTTCGGACGATCAGTTCTTCTACTCGTACCTCGTCCCGCATAACTGGGACGGCGTGTCGTCGTACCTTGCATTTATCGCCGGGTATGAGAATACAACGTCCAAGACGTACTTCTACACGACCACGACGCTTCCGACCTACAAGCTCTACGACAAGACCATGAAGAGTATCGTTGCTCTCGTGGAGGCGCCCGTCTATCGGCGCTGGGCACAAGACACGATTGCATCGGCGACCTGGTCGGGTGGTCTCGTTACGGCGACGATGTCCTCGCCGCACGGCGTTTATCCTGGTGACCTGATCCAGATCGTCGGCGGTCCGCCGACATACAACGGCTACTTCCGGGCACTTCCTGGTACGACAGGCTCGACACTCGTTTACGGTGTTGCGGCTGATCCCGGTGTATATACGTCGGGCGGCACGCTCGTTGCGAGCAATTTCGTTTCGGCAGGTCCGCCGGCGACGGAGTTTACGCATGCAGCGGACTGGAGACGGTCTCTCAACTACAATCCGTCTACGTCCAATCGTGTGCCGCCGTTCGAGTTCGGACCGATGTACGGCGTCACGCCGTTTCCGACACGCGGCAACAAGTCGATGATCGCGGCCCTCGACGCCGCAAACATCTCTTATATCGGAACAGGCGCCGAAGGCGGGTCATCCGGTACGATCAATATCAACGGCGAGATGCTCGATGGGCGTCCCGTCAATTACTGGTACTCAGTCGACTGGGTGCAGATCAATGTCGATCTCGTCATCTCGGCGACCGTCATTAACGGTTCGGCGACGACAGTCAATCCGCTTTACTACAACCAGGACGGCATCGACCGCCTGCAGCGGGCGGCGGCGTCCGTCGGTGCACAAGCTATCGAGTATGGCCTCGCCATCGGCCAGGTTGTCCAGCTCGAGTATACGCAGACGCAGCTTTTGGAATCGCTTGACGACCAAGAGTTCGCCGGCAACCTCATCGTGAACGCGGTGCCTTTCACGAACTATCTCAGCTTGAACCCCACGCATTATCGTCTTGGCCAGTACAACGGCCTGACGATGATCTATACGCCGACGCGTGGATTCCGAAGCATCGTCTTCAATGTGCTCGTGACCGACTTCGGCGCGGCAACGGCATAACGGAGAACTGCACATGGCCAATCCACAAATCGCTCAAGGCACGCTCGTTCGGGTAAAGGCATCGATGCTCTTTACCTCGTTCGCGGACCTCAACATCACATCCCCATATCTCGGTCGTGCCGGACTGAGCATGGGGCCCGACGGTCCTGCGACTTCGTTCATTCCGACGATGACCGGCGCCATTCAATCGCAGGAAGTCTACCAGAAGATGACTGTAACGGCGGCGCTCCTGCGTACACAGGATCTCGCAAATCAGTTCAAGAGAAAGATGGAGTCGAACTCGTATCTCGGCGCCGCGACTATTCGTCCCGACGTGGTTACCGGTGGTATTTCGTCTTACGACCTCATCAACTGCGGCATCGAGAACGTTCGCGAGATGTCCTTCAACGGATCGGACGAGGCATACGCTGTCATCATCGGCGGCTATTACCTCATCAATAACGACCTCTTCAACTAGGCAACAATCGGTAGGTAGGCATGTTTGAAGTCGACAAGAAACTGAATATCGTCCTCAGGGCGAAGCGTTCAGATGGTTCGGTTGTGCACGTGCACGCACAGCCGATTAAGTATGAGACCTATGAGACGTACTACCGGCTCATTTGTCGCTCGGCCGTGACCATGTACGCAGACGGCCTCGGCGCCGGCGCCTGTACGCGTGTCGCCATGCTCTCGCTTCGTACGACTGCGAAGGAGCTCGACGGCGGCATGGACGGCGGCCCGTACTCGATTGGGTGCGAGGCGTTGCTGAATGAGATCATCCGTCTCACCAATATCGGCATGGCCACCGCGAAGGGTTGGGAAACCATTCCGTTTCAGACGATCATTCAACAGAAGCTGCTCGAGCCGGCGACGATTCGGGAGGTACTCAACGCTCTCGCGTTTTTTACCATCGCCTCGTGGTTCCACCAGAGCGAGGAACTGAAGAATGTATATCAGATTCTTCAAAACTTTGGCGCGCAGATTACCTCGTCGAGTGTTACGGAGTACGTAAGTTCTTTGTCGACCTCGATAGCGGACGAGAGTATTGGCGAGAAGGAGACACAATCGCCCATGCCACCCTTGATTGGATAGTCGGCGAGGGCTTCTCGTTGTTTTTTGAACGCTACGACTGGCAGTATCGAACGGCGGCAGAATACCGCCGGCGCGATATTATCGCTGCACTTCGCGCACGGGAGGGCTAGTCATGGCCGAAAGCGTACTCGACATCAAGGTCAATGATGCCGAGTTTAAGGCATTTGAAGAGGCGTTCAATAAGTACAACGAGAAGCTCGCAAAGCAGCCATCGGCGTGGGCGGCAGTCTCAAAGGAAAACAAGCAAGTCGAGACATCATTCCGAAGCATGACGGCGGCGCTTATGGCGCAGGCCGACATCATGCGTCGAGAGGCAAAGTCCGCGCGTGATGTTGAAGTACATACGTCGGCGATTTCGCGACTGTGGGATCGCATCTCTACACGCTCACGCGACTATGCGGATAATGTCACGCGGGGTACACGCTGGCTGCTCAACCTGCGTCACAGTGCGACCATCGGCATACTCGGCGCGCTCGCGGGCTTTGGTGGATCAATTTGGGGTCTCGAACATCTCGCCTACAGCGCCTCGTCTGGACGACGCGCCGCGACAGGTACTGGTACCTCGTACGGCGAGCATACAGCGTTCGGTTCTGTATTCGGACGTTATCTCGATACTGGCGCGTTCCTCGGCAGCATCTCCCAGGCGCGAAGCAACCTCGCAAGTCCTGCCGCGACCGCTCTTTCCATTCTCGGCGTCAATCGCTCCGGTACAACGATGGGCATGACACGCTCGGCGTTGGGTGCCGTGTACGATCTCGTTCAACGTACGCCGCAGGATCAATTGGGTCTGCTTCTTCAAACGCATAAGCTCGGCGAGCTCGGGCTGTCAGACGAGGACCTGAATAGATTCAAAGGAATGAGCCGCGAGGAATTCAACTCAGCTAATAAGCAGCTAGGCGCCGCATCGAATGACCTTAATGTAACCGATCCGATTCTGCGTAAGTGGCAGCAATTCACAGTTCAGCTCGATCTCGCCGGGCAGAAGATCAAATCAGTTCTTATCGATAGTCTATCCGGTTTGACCGAGCCGTTGTCGCGATTGACCGAGGGCTTCTCGAATCTCGTCAAATCGCTCCTGGGCTCGAAGGGCTTCAAGGATGGTGTAAACTATGTCGCTGATACATTGAACGACTTTGCGAAGTACGTTCAGAAAGACGAATTCAAGCGCGATCTGCGTGACCTCGTAAACGGAATTGGTTCGCTCGCCAAGGCGGTCGGTGATGCCCTCCGCTTTCTTGGCGTGCTTCCATCGGCCGGCCAACCCGGCGGTCCCCCTGCCCCTACAAAAGCCGAATGGGATGCGGCGACCGAGAAACGGATTCTCGATAATCCAGGGCTGTATAATACCGAAGAGGCGCGCGCTCGTTATCGGAATATGCGCAACAGCGACTACAATCAGCTGTATGGTAATGCGGCGGGTGTGCAGGGGGCGGTAGGCGGTGTCAGTTCGGGGGCGGTAGGCGGCGGTGTTATGGGTGCTTTCTCCAACACTGGTAGTGGAAGCACGTTTCTTGGCGGCGTTGTTGGCAATACCTCGATCAATAATCCGGGCAATATTCGCGGTTTGGGCGGTAAGGGTTTTTTGCAGTTTTCATCGCCTCAGGGCGGTGTAATCGCAGCTCGAAATAATCTGAACGCATATATGAAAGCCGGATGGGGTAATAATATCCAGGACATCATCTCGCACTGGGCGCCCCCGAACGAGAACAATACAGCCGCCTATATCAAGAACATGGCGCAATGGACTGGCTACGGTGCGACGCAGCAGATCGATCTTAAAGATCCGCAAGTGATGGCGAGTATCCTGTCGGGAATCTTTAGGCAGGAGGGCACTCGTCATCAATACTCGCCGCAACAGGTACGTGTCATTCTCGAGAACAACACAGGCGGCAACACCATTACGTCGTCTGCGCAGATGGGATCCTCGTCGCCATGAGTGTATCGCCGGGCTATGCAACATGGAAGCTAGGGTTTCAGCTATCGCCAATCGTTCTAACGAACGGTTTGGTTGACGGCTTTCCCTATAACATGCTGCCGATTATTGCTCTGACCGAGGCGCTCAATTTTACCGAGGGCCTGTTGTCAGGCGCGAACATCAGCCTTGATGGCTACTTCGCAAATTTCGAGCCGGTAGCGGGTGCATCCTTGATTGAGCAAGAGATCGCACACGTCCCGTTCGCAAATCAGCAGGTGGCGGCCAACGCAACGATCCAGCAGCCACTAACGTTTTCGATGCGCATGATTGTTCCGGCACGGCAGCAGCTTGGCTACTATACCAAGTTCGCGGTCATGCAGGCCGTGCAGTATGCGTTGCAACAGCACAATCAGCGCGGTGGCACATATACCGTGTTGACGCCTTCGACGATCTATACAAACTGTCTTTTGCGGTCATTGCGTGATGCATCAATCGGTACAACACAACAGCCGCAGAATGCTTGGGTGTTCGAGTTCGAGAAACCATTGATCACTCTAGACGATGCAGCGGCCGCACAAAGCAGTTTGATGGATATGCTCACTCGCGCGTCGAAGATTACCGGCGTCCCAACGTGGTCGGGTCTGAGCTCGACTGTCGGTGTTCCAGCGAGCGTGTCCGCAGGTCAGGTTATTCCCTCGCTCTCTAGTCAGGCGGCGGGCTCGGTTTATGCGATTGGCCCGACTATCGGTTCGGCAAGCCCATGATCTTTCCCTTCATTGAGACTACACTTGTACCGTTTTCCTTTCAGCCGACGCTGGATGGGCAAACGTATGGTGCGAGCGTGCCATGGAGCCTATTCGGCCGGAGATACTATCTGCAATTGAACGACCGTAATGGTGTCTTGGTGCTATACACTGCATTGATTGGATCGCCAATCGGCGTCGATATTCAGTCGGTGACGTGGGCAGTTGGAACAGTCACGGTTCTTACAGCCGCGCCGCATGGCTACGCAATCGGCGAAACGGTCGAGCTTACACTGACCGGCTGCATTCCTGTCGAGTATAACGGTATCGTCGAGGCGACGATTACGAGTGAGTTTACATTTACGTACCCGCTCGCGGCGAATCCAGGCGACATCTCAACTCCAGGTCATGTTGACTACAACATCAATCTTGTGAAGGGCTACTTTACGAATTCAACTCTCGTCTATAGACAGTCGAACGCACAGTTTATCGTTACGCCGTAATGCGCTACTACGACATCATTATCCGTAACAAGGACACCGGCGATATTATTCGTCCGGCGTCGCTTGCGAAGCTTAACCTTGAATCGACATATACGAGCTATATCAATGGCAAGTCCATTGCAGGTGCGCTTAACATCGTCCTCGACGTGCCGCTTGCTCCATTCGCTATTCCCACGTCGAATGCTTATGTCTCGATCCAAGGTGTAAGTCTCGCCGAGATAAGTCAATCGAATGATCTTTCCGGTCATGAGATCACAATCTTTGCAGGTATGCGCGCGGGGCTTCCGCTTGCGAAGCCCGAGCAAAGTCAGCTACCTCTCGTACAGGGAAGCATCTTTCAGGCGTTTGGAAATTGGGAAGGAACCAATCAGTCTCTTGATTTGATGCTACAGGCATTCACCGGCACGTTGCGCGAGCCGAAGAATCTAACTCTTAACTGGAAAAAGAATACGACGCTTGGCGATGCCATTCGTAAGTCGTTGTCCGTCGCATTTGGTTCGGCATACTCCTACAATATCTCAATCAGCAATCAGTTGAAAAAGAGCTCAGACGAGATCGGATTTTACGCGACACTCGCCCAGTTCGCTCGGGACGTGAAGGACCTATCTCTTAACACTCAGTTTAAAGGCATTACTCCCGTCGGTGGCGGCGCCTATCAAGGCGTGGAGATCACGTTAAACAATAAGACATTCAATGTCACGGACGGCACTGTCGTACAGCCCGCTCGCGCCATCGCCTTTGAGGATTTGATCGGGCAACCTACGTGGATCGGCCCAAATACTTTGAACTTCAAGACCGCTATTCGTACAGATATCTCCGTTGGCGATAGAATAACGATGCCGGCGATCAATACACCATTTGTGTTGACTGCACCTGGTGCTGCGTTCTCCGGCGTGCCTGCACGATCTCAAAGTACATTCAAAGGCGAGTTTCAAATTACCGAAGCGCATGCATTCGGAAACTTCCGTATGGCGAACGCGACCGCATGGGTGATGTCTTTTAATGCGAGCTCGGTGCCATACCAAAATTCCAGCATTGGTTCTGCGAGTCCATAATGCCCGGTCCCTCAATCGCCAATTCCGCGCAGAAAACACCGTTCGTCTCGACGCAAACGAGATTTGCGGAGGAGCGAATCGGAAGTGCGTGGCAGCTGCTCACCAAGGCGCCGCCGGCGTCCATTGTTTCGATGGACTCAACCAACACGATTGCGACTGTCGCTCTCGAGATAGACTCCATCTATACATTCCCACCGATCACTTGTCCTGTGTTCGGTCCTCAGTTTATTCGCTACCCACTTGGTAAGGGTGTGAAGGGTGTTCTGCTTTCTGGAGATTATTATCTCGGAGGCGTGAGCGGACTCGGAGATGGACGTGCAACGCTCGGCAAGGTCGCCAATCTCTCGTCATGTGTCTTCTTCCCAATCGGCAATGCATCGTTTTCGCCAGTCGAGGACAAAGAGAAAACTATCGTTTATGGCAACGATGGCGTGATCCTTCGTGACAAAGATAATAAGATTAGCTTCACGATAGACGCCAATCGTGGATTGCAAGTAATCTGGAATGGCACGCCTCTCATGACATTTTCGGCCGATGGCATCTCACTGCAGTACAATGGCCACGGTGTCGTGATCAATAATAGTGGTACGTTCATTGACGGCGTGCAATTCCTGCCGCATCAACATACGAATGTGCAAACAGGCACGAGCACGACAGGACCGGTGAACACATGAGGACATGGGGCCGTATCACGAATCCCGACGGATCCAGAACATGGAAGCTCGTCGAGACGACTGCAGACGGTTTTAATGACTTCGTGCAGCTGACAACACTCGCGCAAACTCTTCTCTTGAACGTGAATGAGAGCCCGTTCTTCGCCAACTATGGAATTCCCGCGCGCGACTCCGTACAGCAGCAGGTCTTTCCCGATTACTGGGCCATCGTTCAGATACAACAGCAATTCGCCTCACAGTTCGCATCACTGATCATTGCGAAAGAAGACAATCCGATTCCGCATTATCGGATAAATGTCATCACGCATAATGGTGTGAAACTGAACCGGGCTGTCCCTATCCCGACGTGAGCTCCATGCCCAACAATACACTTCCGACCGTCATTACCAAATCAGGATTGCAGCCGCAGTCTCCCGCCTCGTTGCGTGAGCAACTGTTGGCGCGTGTCGCCGCGACTAATCCTGGATACACGGTTCTGCCGGCGGGATTGATCGAAGATATCTCGTCGACCGATGTTGCGGCTCTCGTGCTGATCGATTCCGCACGTGTAGAGGCCGTCAACTCATTGACACCCTACGGCGCGAATGAATTCACGCTCGCCCAGCTCGGAGCAATGCTCGGCATCCCCATCGGCGTCGAAAGCAATACGTCGGTGTTCGTCACGTTTGCCGGCCCCCCTGGCTTCGTTATCGCGAAGGGCTTTACCGTCTCAGACGGCAATCATCAATATGTGGTGCAGGACGGCGGCATCATTGCATCCAGTGGTGTAAGCTCGCAGCTTTTTGCTCTTGCCTCCGAGGCAGGAATCTGGACAGTTCCTGTCAATACCGTTACCGAGCTCATTACGACGGTTCCGACCGGTATTACGATCACGGTCAACAATCCAGTCGCGGGCGTGCCGGGTACCGACAGCGAAACGGTTGTTGAATATCGGGCGAGAGTGCTTCAGGCAAACTTGGCGCTCAGCCAAGGCGTTGTACGCTACCTAAAGACGCTTCTCGGACTCGTAAGCGGTGTCCAGCAACGTCTGATCTCGGTCCAGCAGGACGGAACAAAGTGGCGTGTAATCGTCGGTGGCGGCGATCCCTACGAGGTCGGTTATGCGATTTGGACCGCGCTGTTCAATCCGCTAAACTTGATTGGGTCGATTCTGAATATTGACAACATCACCGCGGCGTCGCCAGGCGTTGTAGAAACGTTCCTGAATCATGGTCTTGCCGTTGGAGACGTAATCAATATCGATGGCGTCAATCCAACAGACTATAACGTGGATGATTTATCGGTCCTTGCAGTGATCGATGAAAAGACATTCAGTCTCGGCGTTGCGTATCCCGCCAACCCACTAGTCAGTGCCTCGTGGTCAGGGGGAACGGTTACGCTTTTGACTACAGTCGATCACGGTGTTACCGTCGGCTCGACATTCAGGCTCTCGGGCAATACGCCCGGTGTCTATAATGGCACGCATGTTGCGACGGGTGGCACAACGGGCTCAACACTCAAGTATGCGGCGGTATCCGATCCCGGAGCACTCACGGTGCCGGGGCAGCTGGATGCAGGTATTGCGCGGTTTATCACGTCGGGCTTTCCCTCGTACGTTTCCGGAGGCGTTGTAACGCCGAATCCGCGCAACATCACGGTCGATATTCTCGACTACCCGGATACGTATGAGATCACCTTCGTAAACCCGCCACAACAATCAGTTTCGATGACGGTGACTTGGGATACCTCGTCCACAAATATCGTTGCGCCGGCCGCAGTCGCGCAGCTTGCAGTGCCGGCCATCGTCACCTACATCAACTCCATTATAGTTGGTCAACCGATTAACCTGTTGTCGCTGCAGACGGTCTTTCGTGCGGCTGTCGAAAGTGTACTACTACCGGAACAGATCATTATCTTGACGTTCAGCATCTCGATTAACGGTATTGGTACGGCGCCAACTGTCGGAACCGAGATTGTCGAGGGAGATCCGCAAAGCTACTTCTACTGTACCGATGCGGATATCAACGTGGTGCAGAATCCGTAATGGCACAGTTCCCACCCAAAGGGCCGACTACTCTCGTCGCCACGATTCCGTCGTACCTGTATAAGCAGTACTCGGACGATGAGGATTTGCAGGCGTTCGTTGATGCATACAACGACATGTCACAACAGTATGTCGATTGGTTCGTCAATACGCCGCTCGCAGTATACACCAACGATCAGATTTCAGGCGCTCTTCTTGATTGGGTCGCGCTTGGCCTTTATGGACTCGTACGCCCGACATTGCCATCCGGCAATAATCAAAATCTCGGTGCTCTTAATACCATCGAGATGAATACCTATCCGTTAAATGTCGAGATCATTCTTGGGCCGCAAAACTACTACCTCACGACCGATGATGTCTTCAAGCGTATTCTGACATGGCATCTCTATAAGGGAGATGGTAAATACTTTAATGTACGGTTTTTGAAGCGACGGATTATGCGCTTTTTGACTGGTATCGATGGTCTCGGTGGTGAAACCGATACAACATATTCGGTCAGCGTTACATTCGGCGTCAACGATCAGGTAAACATCAATCTTCAGTCAACACGTCGGACGGCAAATGGCGGCGCGATCCTCGATGCTGGCATGCTGAATGACTTTATGCTGAATGAGTTCGAGACAACTGCTATCTCGATTCCGATTAGCCCGCTCGTGCAGATCTTTAAGGCGGCCGTTCAATCGGGCGCGCTCGACCTTCCGTTTCAGTACACGTGGGTCGTGAACATCAACTAGGTTGAGGGACCATGACTACAGAGCTCCTCTTTAAGAACAATTCCCAGTCGACGCTTGCGGGCTCGATCTCGGACTCCGATACGACCGCAAATCTTGCGGCTGGCACCGGTGTACGCTTTCCCGATCCTGATATCGGACAGGGTTACTACGGCACATTCACCGATGCGGCGACGGGTCTTCTTCGTGAGATCGTGCTCGTTACGGACATGACCGGCGATACCATCACTACGATGATTCGTGGCCAGCAGGGAACGGCGGCGCAGGCCTGGCAAGCAAACGATCTCTTTGCAAAGTTGTGGACGGAGGGCGACGCAGAGGCGCTTATCCAAATCGTGCAGGCGCAGCAGCAGTCGTATAGCTACGACGACACGGATTCGGGCTCCGCAAACAATTATATCGTCAATCTAACGCCCGCGATTTCGACCGCGCCCGCACGCGGCACCCCAGTCAGGTTCAAAGTCGCGAACACGAACACGGGCGCGAGCACGATCAACGCCGGATGGGGTGCGGTCGCCGTACGACGCGGTAATGGGACGGCATTCGTCGGCAATGAATTCGTTGCCGGCAATATCGTCACGGTCTACTGGAACGGATCGGTATTCATCTATCCCGATGTGGGGATCGCGACAGATGCAGTCGCCTCGGCGGGAACCGATACCTATTCAGCGGTGAACCCAAAACAGATCTCGGCGCTCACGATCAAAACACTCGTGGGCCAGTGCTACTTCCAGCGCAATAGCGCAACCCAGTGTGTTCTTATCCCGTATAACGGCGGCTACGTCCCGTGCGCCGGCGTTAATTACTTGCTTCCCTCCGGCGGCATTACCATTGGGAATACTGGTGTCCGAATCAATAACGTCGCGGCCCAGAACCTCCTCCCGAATTCGGAATACCTCGTCGCCTTCGACGGCACGGTCCTCGATTTCTGGACCGCAGTAACCGGCCACAGCCCGTCTACCTTCACCGGCAACATCGGCGTGGAGGTGATCAACGGAAACAACAACCGCACGCTGGTCGGGCGTGTCGCAACTGATGGTTCGGCACAGTTCGTCGATACCGATGGATTCATCGGCGTTCTGTCATGGTTCAATCGCCGCAAGAAGCGCTCGCGTACTTATCTGTCGGGAACAATAACCGGATCTACTACGCTTATCGAGCTCGATTCGACTGCACGAAACTACTTCATGCAATGGGGCTCGGGCGCCGCCATCGAATTCAGCAATGCAGGATCGGTCCAGGCAGGCGGCTCGGGGCAGCTCGCCATGACAACCGTCGGTTTCGATGGCGTCACACCTGAGCCCGAGGCGGCCGTCTTCTCGGGCATGCATACGAACACCGAGGGCTCGTCCACCGTCGGTATGTCAAACTTCTCGGGAACTAAGCTCGGGCTAGTTGAGGCGTTGCACTACGCAACGCTTCTTGGTGTCGCGAGTACCGGTACCATATCCTGGACAACAGGTACCTCGACAATCAGTTCGGGTACACAACCGCCAAACGTACTGTCGATCTGCGTAATGGGGTAACCCATGACTACAGATAACGAGACGATCAGAAAGGTTGCGCAGAACGAATTGCTCCAAGCCGTTGCTCGAGTTTGTATGGTCGTTTTAACGGCGGTTGGAGTTCCTCTCTGCGCATGGTTGGGTACGCGCGCCGTCAATTCGCTCGATAGTGCACGCGCCGATATCTCAGACATTCGACTGACAATGCGCGGCATACAGGGTCAGTACGATATACTCAACATTCGGATCAACGAAGTCGAGCGACGCACGCAAGAACGGATCAACGATGTAGACCGTCACATGAACGAGCGTGCAACTGCAATCAGTGGCTGGGCACAACGCAACACCGACGCCATTGACCGGATTCGTGAAAACATGTTGCGAAGGGAACCAAAGTGATGCCTCTGCTCATTTTCATTCTGATCCTCTATATCGTGCTCACCGGCGGGATCCTGCCGGCGATGGCGCAGTCGTCCGTTATCGACTTCGCACCTCTCGTCAACCAGGTGATCATGCCGCTCGCCATTGCCGTGCTCGGCGCCGTCGGCACGTGGGCAGTCGTGCGCTTCAAGACGTGGCTCGGTATCAAGCAGACGTCGCAACTCGCGACAACACTCGACACCGCTCTACAAAACGGCCTCGCCTTTGCCCAGTCGCAGTTGCCGGGCGTCGTCGCCAACATGCCGCTTTCACTCGCGACCAAGAACGATGTACTCGCGGTCGCCGCAAACTATGCGATCACGCATGTTCCGGATACATTGAAGGCACTCGGCGTCGATCAGGCGATGCTGCTTCAAAAGCTCGAGGCACGGCTATCGATCAACACTACACCGTCCGAACAGTCTATCGCCGTGCCGAATGCGCCGGTCGTCGCGCCCGCGGGATCGCCGCCCGTCCTTTCGGGACCGAAACTCCAATCGCACTGGCTCACGGCAATCGTTTCGATCCTGCTCATGTATGCACTTGTCGGCTGTGCCGCGCTCACGTCAAACGTCTCAGTCGACGACTTGAAGAAGGCGAAGGCAATCTCCTACGGCCTCGACTCCGTCTACGCGACCGCGCTTTCGGCTACCACCACATGGGCGAAGCAGCCGCGTTGCGGCGCCACGGGCGCGCCCCCTGTCCCTCTTTGCTCGACGGCCATCGGGGTGTTTGCGGCTGAGAAGTTGCGCGTGCAAGCGCGCACGGCGTTGGATCGCCTCAATACGGTGATCGCCGACACGACTACAAGTACGCCCGTACTCGAGGCGGCGATTTCAACCGCCCAATCCGCGGTCGCCGTCTACAGCGACATTTCCACGAAGCACTAGGAGCGCGCCATGCAACTCGTTGCCGTTCTGACACTACTCAACAATCTGCTCGCACCCGGCGGGCTCGCGGCCTGGGTCGCACTCGGTGCGAATGTTGCCACCACGGTTGCAGACATCAAAAAGGTGATCGATGAGCTCGCCGGCGCCTCGGCGATCAGCGCCGACGACGTATCGGCACTGAATTCGCGGATCGCGGATCTCGAGGCCGCATGGCAAACCGAGGTGGGTCGTGCTCAACAGGAGCTCGATGTGTAAAAGACGCTCAATCTTTCGGGCATTAGAAACCCGCCAGGCACGTCGCCTGGCGGGTTTTTCTTTGCGTACAGCGGTATTTTCGTGTTCTGTACGAGTAGGCCTCAAGACCGCCCGCTGACGCTCCCCAGGTCAAATATGCGAAGCCTGAGCGAGCAAGAAGAGGCCGATACCGATCACCAACACGGACCAAATTGCCCATAGCAGGTAATATCCCCACGGCAGAGGCGGGGGCAGGGGATCGGCCGCGCGTCCGTACCAGGCTGGCCGGGCCGGCCTAGGCGGTCTCCGCTTTCCGGATTCGTTGTTCGAGTACTTCGAGCTCATGTCTCACCTTCTTGCTGAGTTGTCTCCGTGGGATTCCCGCCACTCTCATATCGAGAGTCACATACGCCTGTCTGCGCCTCGCCGCCTTGCGATGAGGAAAGTTCTTCCGAGTTGCCATTGACCACCTCTTTCGCCTCTGTCAGGAGAAAATCAAAGGCGCCAGAGGCAAGACGCGCCTTGATCAGTTCTGCAAGACGAATGACTGTTTCGTCGTCTCGCTTTTTGTTTCGATCAACTAGCTTGCTTGAGACCATACGTTGAATGTCCTTGGTCTCGGCTCGAATGAGCTTCGCCTCGGGGTGCCCTGGACGTGTGAGATCGCGCCCCATAGGACCAATCTTGTTGACCGCCTCTTCGAGCAAATACTTCGCCCGTCGATACGTGATCGGTCGATCAAACGACACGGTCAAGGCAAACGTGTGTTGACGTGGCTCAGTCATTGGTTGAGACACCTTGCATGTACGTTAATCCAATGTCGCTGATCCCGCGCCCACTCCTCCATGATGGGGCGCATGATGTTGCACTCTTCCATGGTGAGTGTTTTGTCAGTCCAGCGAATCCATACCGTATGGCCGTCAATGACGGCGGTCATGAACATGACGACGGCAATGATCATTCGTCATTCCTCCATCTCGTCTGGTTTGTATTCGGGATCGAGCTCTCGGATCATAACATCCATGAGATTCTTTTCCTCGGCTTCGCGCGCGAGGGCCTCGTCCCACTTCTTCGGATCACGAAGGCGTACCACGGCATCGGTGATCAGGTCGCGAATTACGGACGGCTCGAGTGCGTCGAGCTCCCAGCATTCGTCGGAGCCGAAGCGCTCGATATAGCCTCTAGTCTTTGAATCCGATGGCTTCGCATAGTTCGGCGGCGGGTTATACGCCTCGATTTGAGACATGTTGAGCGCGAGACGCACCACCATGATGCGTGTCCCGGCGAACAGCGATAGGCGCTCCTCGTTATCACGCGTCATATCGACGCCGGCGGGATCGTGGTCGCCAAAGTGAAACACGATGGGACGCTGGCCTTTTTGAATGTAGCTCGCAAACCGTTGACCCGCGCGCCATTGCTCGGATTGTGAGTTATATCCACGAGTTGCGAAGTAGTCGATACACAAGTCATGGCATGCCGAGCCAATGACGCCGATCAAGGCGTCCTTCTCTACCCATACCTCCGGACGCCAGTCCTGATTGTCCCAGCGGTCCGTGAGATACTTTGCACGCGCGTCTTTGAACGCCGATGCAGGCTCATCCCAGAAGTTACGCCCCTGTAAATTGCGGACACGATCCTCGATTCCGTCCCACGAGATCAGACCGGCGAGACGCCCGTCGCTGATAATGCCAGACAGTCGATTGTATGATGCCTGGCTATTTTCGATGAAGTTTTTTGCGACGAACTGGTAGTACAGCTGTCGTAGCGTGAGCGTGAGGCCTTGCTCTTCATACTTTTCGATGAAGGCATTCGCCTGAGCAATGATGTTCAGCGTGTCTTGCCGAAACTTCTTCGGAATGTAGCAGAAGTTGGTCATTTCCTTCCTCCAATTCCGTGTGGTCCGTTATCGACGAAGAAGAAACTATTAGTTCCCTCGTCCCACACGCGCATCGGTCGTGCGCTCCATTCATGTCGACTCTTGTCGAAACAAGCAACATGACGTAACGGCACTTCCTTTAATGTTTCGGGATCGCCAGGGATGGTGCGCACCATCAGAGTAGCATCTCGGTCGATGATACCATCTGAACGGGCAGGGATGGCGTAGCTCATAACTTGTACGACCTGCCCTCCGATCATGTCGCCCCACACGAATGGAGCAACTGGGTCATGATCGATACCAGGTCGTTGCAACGGGCGGCGGTTTAGAAAATCGGTCATGCTGCTCTCCTTCGTGCGACACAGGGGCAGCGTCGCCCCCTGTCCCTCTAGTATACTACACGTACGTCGTCTTGGAACCGGTGATACGTTTGGTCGACGTGCGCCTGTCTTCCGCTTGCTGGTCGATGCTAATAGACTTCGACCGCCTGACGCCGATATTGAACGCCGAGTAGTCGATATTGTCGCGCTTGGACCGACCGCCACTATAGCGCGACTTGCGGGCCTCTTTCTTCGCGGCTTCCTCGCGTGCGCGCGCCTCCTCCGGATTTGCCTCGGCCCACTTCGTGTAGGCCTCTTGCTCGCGACGTGCCTGCTCGGCCGCCTCCTGCCGCGCGCGTGCCTGCTCGGCCGACCATCCCTCGCCGTAGATAAAGTCCATGTTGGCGTCGGTCTCTTGATCGATATAGACCGAGAGTGTCATCTCCTTGGACGTCGAGCCCTTGCCGGCGTATTCCTCGGCCTGTTTGCGCATGCGCTCGGCCTCCTCGGCTTTGCGCTCGCGGTAGCGGTCGTAGAGCCGTTGTACGACGCCAAGTGCAACGCCCTGACGCAGCGAATGTGCCCAGTTCGATTGCTTCTCGATCTCGGATGCCTTGCACTCGTCATCAACGACGCGCTCGATAGCGCCGGCGAGATACTCGGCCATGATCGTGGTTGCACGCGTGTTGACGATTCGACCGACGACCGCGTGTCGATACTTGAGGACCGGCACTTTCTGGCGTTCGTTATTCGCGGTCTTGCGCATCGACTTCGCACCCGTGTCCTTGTCAACATAGCGAAACGCCTCCGCCCGATACATCTGCGTCCAGTACAGGCAGAAGTTCACCTTGGCAATAGCGCGCCAGAGCTCGCGCTGAAACTCGTAGAAGCCGCCGTCGACTTTGAGGTCCTCGCGCTTTGCGTCCTTCGAGCCGTTCTTCTCGACTGTCGCCGAATCCAAGTTGTACTTGGTCAGAAGCTCCTGTGCCTTTTCGTTTGCGGCCTCGGCCTCCTCGGGTGTGCCGGCTTTCGCCGCAAGATTCAAGAGGCCTTGAATCTTGCGCATGACGCCCTCAAGGGCGGGATCGATGTCGCTCATGTGGCTACCGTCATGAATCGCTTGAGGTGGGATGAGGGAACAGACTGGTTAACTGGTCCAGTTCGCGAGACACGAATAGCGCCTGCTGAACCAAGAAACACACGAACGCTCTCGCCGTAAAGATCGAGATAGCGCTTGGCAAGCCGTTCGGTTCGTCGGACAGGCTTCATGACGACGTACTTACGAGATCTGCCGCTCTTGTCAACGGAAAAACCGTTGCGTTCGAGGATCCCGACGTATGTCTTTTGAAGACTCATTTACTGCTCTCCTCTTCTTAGACGCGTATAGTACTAAGGGTTAAACCCTGTCACAACCAAATTCGACGGTACTAATCTTGCGTATTCAACCACTCCTCGACGAACGGCCGGATGTCCTCGGGGGCATACGTCTCAAGCTCACCGTCGCAAGTCAGTAGATCGTCAACGATTTGATCGACTGACCATGTCGTGAGATCGTAGCCGTTCTCGACGGCATTGCGCAATGATTCGTGTACCATTTCCCGGAGCATTTAGTGCCTCATCGCCATGAGCATCGAATGGACGATCCAGCCGTCATCTTCACTGAGCGAGAGTAGCTCGGCAAGCATGTCGGGCTTGTAGTCGAGAAGATCGCGACCATATTCTCGAGACCAACGAAGCCGGATCGCAAAGATCGCAAGACGCATGAAGCGCCAGAAGTATTTGATCATGAGTTATCCCACATATCGGCGAGATCAAAGTCGTCTGCGAAGGAGACAAGCAACTGTCTCCTGGCGCGTTCCATGCGTTCCTTCCTCTTCCGCAAATGAGCTCGTGCCATTCGTCTCGCCGCCCATTGCGGCGATTCCAGCTCATCGCGGTCGATTCGTTTCAAGTTGCGAATATCGAATCCGTTTCTCTGGAGGCGTTCGAGCATGCATTGGTATGGCGGTATTCGCGAGAGAAGATACTCCTCGACGGCCATACCGCGAATGACCGTAATGGTGTTCTCAAAGTTGGTCGGCGCCTCGTAGATCAACGTTGCAATCTCGTTCTCACGCAGGCTCTCGACGCTCGCGCGCAACATGAGCACGGTGTTGATGAGATGCGACGCCGTCATATCCTTGACCAAGACATGAATTCTGTCACCGGTCACCCAAGTGACGGTATCCGATTCTCGAATGCACCACTTGAGCCGAGTTGTCTTGGGCTTCGGTGTTGTATATGAAATGCCGATCATTTGGATTCTCCTAGTGTGTAACGATCCTCGTCCCAATTCCGAACCTCAACCTTCGCAAGCGATGTCTTGAGCATCGAAATGGCGATACGCCGTCGTCTAAGTACACCACGCGGCGGCAGAAAACCTTTCGCGATCAGAAGACTAAAGTCCTCGGCCGACAGGTCGCCTTTAGTTCGATTGCAGCGGATACATGCGGCAACGATGTTCCCGCGCGACTGACCGCCTCTGCTCCTCGGTATCACATGATCGCGCGAGGGCGCACCGTCGCCGTCGGTAAACTTTTCCTTGCACCAGTAGCAATGTCCTCCTTGTAACACAACCAGGCGTGTGAGGGATCGCTGCCGGCCTTTCTTTAACTCGAGTACCTTTTTCATGGTCTCGAGCGCCGCCCGCGCGGTTGCGCGTGCATCGGTTGTGTCACCGTCCGCGATTGCGCGCAAAGCATCGCGCGCAATCTGAAGTGAGTGGCTGTGTTGGCTCACGATTCGGCCCCCTGTTCCTGCGCACCGAGTGTCGGGGCAGGGGGCCGCTTGTCCTTGGCCGGGATCATAATGAGCGTCTGCTGGGCGCGAGTGTCGCGTACGTAGATGAGATTCTCCTCCTGCTGGGCTTGCCATTCCTGGCGCGCCCATTTGGACGGCGAGAGCTTCGGCTCGTACACAGCCACAGTCTGCCATTCGCGGCCCTTTGCCTTATGGATGGTCGAGAGCGTGAGCACGGACGAACCGTCGGTAAAGAGGCTCTCGATACTCGAGATCAGAGCGGCGATAGTGCGTTCCTTCTCGTTCAGGGCTTCGATGAACACAAGGATGCAATCGACGCGGTCGGTGATGGACTCTGCGCGTCCCTCCTCACCCTTCGCCATGAACTGTGCGACTTCGCGAGAGCGATACTCCTCGAGACGCTTTTCCAAAGCCTTGATGTTGCGCGCCTTCATCTTGCGAACGAGATTGACGAGCCCTTTGCCGATCTCCGATCCAAGTACGTGACAGGCGACTTTGCGAGAAAGCAGCTGATAGGCGAGCTCGACAAGAGGCCGCACATTACGGCAGAGGATCGCATCGGTTGCAGTCAGACGCTTGATTGCCTCGTCCAACTCGAGCGTGAGCACCTCGCCCTCCGGGGCATTCTCGTGCACCTCGAAGTACGGCACACGCTCGCGTGCGAGCACGCCGATTGCCTTCGGGCAGCGGTACGAGACTGTCAGCGGGAGCTCAATGGCATTGAAGTCACGCTTGATCAGATCGATTGCATCGTGTGACGCGCCGGTGAAGCCGTAGATTGCCTGGTGCGGGTCGCCGACGGCGATCAGCCGTCCACCGGGCTTCAACGCACCGCGTGCGATGGCACGGCGTACTGGATTGGTATCCTGTGCCTCATCGATGAAGATCCATTGCTGCGGGTAGAAGCGGCTACGGAACAGGAGCGGCAGGTACAGCATGTCATCGAAGTCGATCCACAGCTGCTCCTTCGCCATCTTGGTCGAAAGGGCGAGTACGTCCTGTGCCATGCGGATCGCCTCGTCCTCGGTCGCATCTTCGTCCTCGAGCAACAGATCATGATGCGTGATCAAGTCGGTCCACTGCGATACCTGATCGGGGCAGAGGATGCCGATGCCAGCCCCCTTCGCGAGTCCGACTAGCTTTGCAACGAACGATGAGTACTTCTCGACCATGTCCTCCGGGTAGAAGTCACGAATGAGGTTCCGCACCTTCTGGCCGTCGGTACGAAACTGATTGGCGCGCACGCCGAGCTTGTACGCGAGCGCGTTGAAGCCCAACGAATGAAATGTCTGAGCGCGCACATTGCGGAACTCGCGACCGATATCTTGACCCAGCGATTCGATCTTCGCCTTCATCTCCTTGGCAATCGTCGCGTTAAACGCGAGGATTGAGACTGCGTCGCGCTCGGGAATGAACCGTAGCGACTGCACGATAGTCGTCGACTTGCCCGAGCCCGCGACGGCGATCAGGACTGCCGAGCCACGCCCATGCTCGATGAACTTGAATACGTCTTGCTGCTTTTGCGATGCAACGAATGCCATTTGGCTCCTGTTCCGCGCCCCATGTCGTTGGGCGCAGACCAATCATAGTCGATACACCGATCCGTGCAACTGGATCGGCGAGATTTGGTTGTAATAATCTTGCGTAGTTGCGCAAGATCATTACCGTCGCAAACGGCGTTCCCGAGCGCGTACAACGCCGGTATCGTCGTCTGCATGATCACGCATACAGACGGCGATATCGTGTCGTACGCGACGATTTACCGCTGTGTCGTACGCCGTGTGCCGTTCCACATGTCGTGGACGTCCTTGGACACCACGACGAAGCGACCGTCGTCCAGCTGGATCTCGAATTGCATCGACTGTGCCTCATACCGTGCAATGATCGCGTCCAGTTCGACGATCTTCGCGTCCCAGTTTGCGGCTGTGTTGAGCGGCGCACGATTGCGGCACGATTGATAGTGCCGCGCGAGAAACCGCAGATGCGATAGGATATCAGCCATGGGTCGTCTCCTGGTACGGCGTTACCTCGGCGAGCGCCTTCTGGGCCGCCGTTGTGATGGCGTCGAAGTCGAGCGCCGCGCTCTCGAAGTTGTTGCCGGACAGATGCATCCGCGCGAGCTTCGCGTTGCTTTCGATCTCGCGCAGATACGCCTCTGCCGCTTTTCTATCGATACCGTTTCGCATAGTAGTCACTCCAAATCGATGTGGATGGTCGAGCCCTTTCTCCGGGCCCTCGAGATCATGCGCCGATCTTGAGGATCGTACGCGATGCATGGAACGCTCTTGGTCATGCTCCTGATGGTTCGATTGATGCAGCCAACGAACAGCTGTACCGGCCACACAAGACAGAGCTTGATTACGAGCGACAGTACGAACACCGTCACGATCAAGGCGACATCCAGGAACCAAAGTGCCAGGATGCCGCAAAAGAGGTAGGTGGCGACTAGCACCTACTTCGCCTTCTTCGCCTTGGCGCGCTTCGCCGGCTTCGCCGGTTGCGTCTTGTCGAAAGTCGGTCTCTCGAGGTACTCCTCCTCGCGCGCCTTCTGCTTCGCGACTTCCTGAGCGAACGAGTTGGTCGCCGGCAGCGCACCCTTCGCGACGAAGTTCGCCTTGTCGGCGGTCCCCTGTCCCTCGACAGGGGCGGGGGCCGCGTCCTTCGCGCGGTAACGGTTGCCGTCGCGCACGATCTCGAGGCGGCCCTGCTTCGGCAGGCGATTGAGCTGCGTCTTGATCGTGTTGCGCATCGTCGCGTCACGGTCGGGGAACGCCTCCATGAGCTTCGCTAGCATCTCATCGATGGTGCCGCCGCCCTCGCGCAGGATTCGGATGATCACGTCGATTACGCCCGGTCCACGCTCCGCCTTCGCCGATGCACGGCGCGCCGCGCGCTCGTGGGCAACCGTACCGGGCGCCGCCGTGAGCTCGGGACGATCCGGAAGCGCCGGCATACCGAGCTTCGTCAGCGCCTCATTCATGAGCGACCGAGAGTAGCGAATGCCGTGCATCTCCCATTGCACTGACTTGTCGATTAGCCGCTGGCCGAGATTCGCCGGCAACGAGAACCACTTCGCCTTTCCGTTCGCAACACGGTCGTTGATGTAGCGGATATCGACCTCGATATGCTCGAGATCGGGAACGTGAAGCAGTTGAGCGGACTTCGTGCCCATCGAGACACATAGATACCGACGAAGTCCGGTCTCGTGATCCGTGCCGCTGTGCAACGAGAGCTCGATGATGTTCATGCCGTCGCCTGGCAGCTCGAGCGGACGCGATGTGTTGTCCACCACGAGCTTCGGCGCCGTGTTCATGTCCTCGGTCGCAGGAAGCACGGGCGCCGTGCGCGTGCGCTTGAGGCGCTCTGGAATCTTGAGATCGTCGAGCGCCTTATCAAAGGCCTCTTGAGGCGCATCGGCAATGGCGACAATCGCCGGATCGGGCTCGGGTGTGAAGGTGACAGTCGCCGCGGCGACCATCGCCGCACCTTGTGACTGCTTGCGTTTTGCCATGTTCGTTCTCTCCTGATCGAGGCGAGTGCCTCTACTGCCTCAAGCCCGCTCCGGGTTTTACACCGGGCGGGCCTGATTGTGTAGAGTGTTTGTTTTAAATTCACTGGCACTGCACTCTCCAGTCTGGATGCATGAGAATGTCAGCATAAAGTCATAACAGGAGCAACGACGAATCGCGCAATATTCTTGCGTTTTACTACCCGGCGTGTACGAACGCGCGGCTATTGATTTCGGTGCAAGAGATCGGAGGCGAGGGCGCGCCCTGTGAGGTAGCGCATCACGGTCGTTGTCGGAAATGCGCCAGTAGCCCACACGACCGCATGTTGTCTGTACTCGTCACGCGTCATGCCCGGTCCGTCCTCGTACGCGAGGCGCATCGAGGGCCCGTCGGCCGGCAGTATGAAGTGATCCCGTCCGACACCCGCAAGCAGGCATGTCCGAGAGCGCGCTTTCAATCGTCGCTCGTGCCAGAGTACTTGATCCAACGTGAAGTGCGGCAGCCGTACTCGTGTAGTTGCGCGCACGGGCCAACCGCGAAGATGCTTGAGCTCGACCCAGCCCTCAATACCGAGTAGGCAGTAGTTTACGTCTGCAGTGCCCTTCGTGCCGGTTGAATTTTCGATACGCTCGAGCAGGCCGTAGGACCCGAGCGCCGGGCGAACAGTTCTCTGCCAGTATTGGCTTTCGCTCATTCGGCGCACTCATCACATACATCATCGCCATCCGATGCATGCATGCTTAGCTCGTCCCACGCGCACCACCATTCGCACTCTACGCATAAGAACAACTCGGAGTCGATTGTCTCGTGATCCGCCATGGTCAATTCATCCACGCCATGCGCCTCGCAGACTTCTGAAAGGGACTTACACGTCCCTCTCAGGTCATCGATGATTGCATGGAGCTGTTCTAGTGTCGCGCTCATCGACTGCCGCTCGACGCCGCTTTTCGGACGACTCCAATTTGCTTTTCCGACAGACGAATGCCGCGCTCGTACTTCGCATGAATGTCGAGAAGCATGTCTCGAAACGATCCTGGTTTGACGTTCTCGAGCGCGGCCGCGAAGAGACTTTTCAGGTCGTCGCCCCCTGCACCTCTTGTCGTGGCAGGGGGACCGCCGCCGTCTGGCGCCTCTTCAACGCCGATGACGACCAGCTTCTTGAACACGGCATCCCACGTATAGCCGTACTTCACGAGCATGCCGTTTGCGCGCTTGATCGCGGTCAACACCTCCGCATCCGCGCCGGACTCGGTCGTGTTCATGAACGCCTTGAGGCGATTGAAGTCGGCGAGTGACATAGTCATGCGGGCTGCGCCTCCTCGAACATGCGCCGGGCGAACATCTCGACGAAGCAGCGCTTGGTTGCAAGAATGTCTGCAAGCGCGTTGTGGGCGCCCTCGAAGCCCTCGCCGAAGAGCCATTGATGCAGCTCGATGAGTTTTGGCGGTTTGAAGCCATTGCGGCCGTTCGCGACCATGCGCGCCGACGGCGGTAGCTTCATGATGTCGGTTGCCGTGCGCATCGTGCAATAGTGCACATTGGGGCCAGGATGGGCGGGCTTGCCGTTGCATCGATGAATTGCGGCCTCGAGCACGATGCGATCGAAGTTGATGTTGTGTGCAACGGTAGCCGATGCAACCGCGCGTAAATTCGTGAACGTTGCGACGGCGACCCGAAGCGGGACCCCATACCGCATCGCGATATCGAGCGTAATGCCGTGAACGTCGGACGCTGCTTTTGGAATCGTCCATAGAGGCGATCCCTTTTCGTCGACCTCGGGACGAACGATCATCGATACCGATTGCAGCTCATCGCCTGTGCGCGGGTCGAATAGCACGCATGCGAGTTGCACCAGGTTAGGCTGGCTGGGATGCGACGGCGGCTCACGATCATTGGTGAATCCGTTCGTCTCGGTGTCGTAGCCAAGTATCATTTGCTGCTCTCCGTTTGGTAGATCGTGTCATGGGACATCCAACCGACACCGTGTTTCTCGATTGGATGTGTTGACTTGCCGCGTAACCAGAGCGACAAGGAACGCCGGCCGAGCAAACACTCGATACGATGCGCGAGTGTCGGATGTACATATCCGAGACGAAACGGCCAAAATGTCGTGTAGATACCGCACTCGATCTCCTCGACATAACCGCCCCAAATGGGGAGCCTGTATGCCCAGTAAGGATGCGTGTGATAGCAGAACGCGTAGTCGGCTCTGACCATCATATGAAGGTCGAGTACGAGTTGCGGAATGACTACCCAACCGAATAGTCGGCGCTCCTCGATGTAGAAAAGATTTTTGATCAGCATGATTGGCTCGTGCGTATCGGCACAGCGAATGGATGCATCCCATTTAATCTTCACGGTTTGCCTCCTCGAGAGTTCTGTCGGTTACCCAATCACTCGGCATGCCCTTAAAGAGCGTACGCCAGGCGCCGCACTTTCTACAAACCTGTGTCGGGATCCAGCCGTAGGGAACGCCGATCTTGTATTGCTTGTGTTCGCAACTCATTGCTCTTTTAGCCATTTCACTCGCCTTCCGGGTGGCATATGCTTAAACGGTATATAAACTTCAGAAAAGTGTCGTTTGAAGTCGTTAATAAGATACTTGTAGTAGTAATAGGTAACAAGAAGCATGCAAGAAACATGAACTCGGTTATCTACTAAGGTTGGAAGTTGTAATCGAACTTTATCGCTGTAGTCGTGTACTATACGTGCGGGAGCACGTACTAGTGTTAGATCATACGGTTGAATTATTTGATCTGGATGTACTACTCCATATTTACTCGACAATATATACCACTTCCAATTCTCTCTTTCGCAAAGTACTCGCGACAAATTGAATGAGTATGAGGCATATAAGTTCTTTGCAGGACATGCTTTGTTTGCCTTAGCGGCAGAGCATTGAACGAAGGCGATCATTTCTTCTTCACCTTCTTTGCATAACCCCAATTCGGACCTGTCTCGCGATCACAGACAATCGGGACGCGGAGTACATCTTTGAAACCAATTTCCATGATACGTTTCAATGTGACCATGGCCTCCTCGCCGATACGATTGCGCGGCTTGGAGTTATCGAGCTCGTCATGAATCGTGAGCAGTGGCGCGCCCAGCACTGTTGGCGAGAACACGCCCGCCTCCCAGCCGTCCACCATTGCCTTCTTCATTACATCCGCGGCAGATGCCTGTAGCTTGCGATTGAGCGCCATATACGTCCAGGCACGTTTGATACGTGGACCATATTTCGCGAGCGCGGCCTCATAGGGCAGAGGCGGTTTTCGCTCATCGCCATAGTTCCCGAAAGACGGCTCGTATAACGGAAACCGCTGTCGACGACCCAGCAATGTCTCGATGAAACCTCGACGGTTTGCCCACTTCATCGCCTCATCGTAGGTATATGAAACGAATGGGAGCTCCTGATCATACTTGTCGCTAAACGACTTTGCCTCCGGTATTGAACAACCGAATGTCTCGGCGAGCTTCGCATCTCCGCCGCCGTACACCTTACAGAAGTTCGTGTTCTTCACGCGCTTGCGCACGAAGTCATCGGCTGCATCCGCGCCGATCATGTCACCGGCCATGATGTGAAAGTCGGTCGTGGGATCGGTTCGGTAAAGCTCGCGTGCTTCCTCGGCCCCCGGCCCTCGCGCAAAGTTCACGAGCAATCGATACTCGATTTGGCTTTCGTCGAGGCGTTCCCAATCCTCATCAGTTTCGGGCTCGAAGATAGACCGTATGATGGGGGCAAGGTCTTTATCGCGCGCCGGAACGTTCTGTAGATTCGGATCAGAAGATGAGAAGCGTGCAATCGTACCACCCTCTTCGGACTTCAATTGATTAAAGTTGCAATGAATACGCCCATTGACGTGATGGCCGAGAATATGCCCGGTCATGAACGTGTTTACGAGCGTTGTTAGCTTTCGGCCTTCCATGATCAATGCGCAAAGTTCATCGCGCGACTGATACTTTTCAAGGAAGGCCTTTTTAACCGAAAGTTTAATAGGCCGTTTCCGACCTGTCTTAGGATCGATCTTGCCGCTAGTGGGTGTCTCGGGCACGGGTAGTCCGCGCTCTTTCAATGCCTTTGCGAGTGTTTCATTCGCGGTAAATGTCGCGCTCTTGCCAGCCAAATGAACAAGCCGCGCAGACATCTCTTTGATACGATTTTTCAGTTTGTCGGTTACTTCCTCGGCACGTCCTACATTGATTTTGACGCCACGACGGCGCATGGCGAGAAGCAGGGGGATAAGCTTTCGCTCGACCTCGTAGACACGCTCGAGACCTTGTGTTTTGAGCTCTATCTCTTGCTTCTCGAAAATGCGTAGTGGGCGATCAACGTCGCCCTCGGCGTATGGACCAACAAATTCGGCCGGCAGGCGCCAGAGGTTAGTTTTGATGGATGCCTCGTTCTTGCTGAAGCCATATGCCTCGGCCGCCTGCTCCAATAGTGTTTGTTCTTTACCGATCCCTAGATAGTATCGCGACAGCTGCTCCATTGCGTACGAGAAGCGCCATTCATCGATTAGTGGCTCTGCGTTCTGGATATCATGGAACGCCCGCACGTTCTCGAACGTCACGCCCTCATTCGCGGCCCAATCGAGATCGTATAGAAGATGCGCGCCAACAAGCTCTCCATCGAAGGCATTTAGCTCGGCACGCGCCCATCGGGATATGAGTTTTGGATCTAGATTACCACCGCCTTCATGTCGGACAGGAAAGTAAAAGCGGCGTCCGTCATCGGTACCGATTGCCCAGCCAACGATGTAGTTTGTTTTGGGATCGCGACGCACGCCCGGACCGAGCTCGGATAGCTGTTCGTCCCGTGTCTCCAAGTCGAATGACAGGCGCTTGACGCCGCGCAAGGACGGTAGCTGTGCTGGTGCGCGCCAGCGCTCGCCAGGCCGATCATGCAGGCGCTTGATAGCGAGAGGCGACGGCCCAAGCGAGACGCTGCCACGTGTGGGCACGTGCGCCGTTTCCCAGATTAATCCAGTATCATCGGTTCGCATTTAATTGCCGGCAGTACTCGACGAGATGCGCATAGGCGATTTCCCGCGTGGAAAATGGCCCATACTTGTCGCTCCATGTCTCATCATAATGATACCAACCGGTTTCATCATGAAAGTAGTAGCGGTCATCGTCGAGGCGATCTTCCTTTGGCATGGATTTACCTCGTCTTGAGGAACTTGTGCATTTGAAGATTGGCCGTATGCCCGGTGCTCAATGCGAGATCGCGCACTTGCTCACGGTTCTTCTCATTCTCGGTCGGTGCGCCCTCGTCGCAGGGCGTGAGGAATACCTCGGCCTCTGCATACGGTGTCGCAAGCGTACGCGTCGTCCGCTCGGTATCGATCTGCGTTCTCGCCAGTGGCGGAAAGGTATCGCCGGCGCGAATGACGTACTTGTAGGCGAGCGCGTTCTCCGCGATCATTTTATGGATCACCGGAGTTTTCGGTGAAACAACGATGGTGAGGACCCCGCTAAATGCGAGTAATTCGTCCTGCCAGAGAGTTCCGGCGGTTTCGATCTGGACGCACAAATCGGATCGATACAAGAGAAGTGCTTGAATGAAGGGCGCGAGACGCTGCCTCATCGGCTCGCCGCCGGTGATCACGACCAGACCGCAATGAGCCGGGAGCATATTGATCACCTGCAGGGCGAGCACCTCGGGTGTTTGATAGGGATCGGTCTCGTCGTTCCAAGTCGTATCGCAGAACCAGCAACGAAGGTTGCACCCCGTGAGCCGAACGAACACAGCCGGTACACCCGAGAACGGGCCCTCGCCTTGAATGGTGTAGAACACCTCATGCACTTGCAACGCACCGTCTTCACGATGCTCGGAATGGCGAACTACGTTCGTGCCGTTCATTTATCTCTCCAATAGTCCACGAAAACCTCGAGGCTTCCTGTCTCGAGTATGATCCCGCATATTTCTTGAACTGCGAGCTGCGTTGCCTCCCAAGACGATTCAACGATCTCCAACTGCATTATGCGCACTTGTAGTCGATTGAATTGCTCGGGTGTTGGAATGAGGAACACTATCTCCTCAAGAACTCTTCGCGCTCGCGCTCTCGTGCACGTGCGTTATGCCACGATTTCGGAAAGCGCGCGAGGCGCTCTTTAACTTCCATTCGCATGCGTACTCGACGTGCGCTCTCGATTAGAGAGCGCTCGAATTCCTCGCGAGCGACTTCCACGATGTAGCGATGAGTTGCCGCATGCACGACCTCATCCGATGGCGGATTATCGCCATGCGGTGGCGAAAAGTAGTCCTGGCGAACTGAGCCGTTCTTATTGTGCAGGTAGCCCGCGTCGCGTTCGCCCTGTAGAACACTTGATATAAGTCTAAGAGCCATTGTTGATTCTCCGACCGATGATGACACCTACAATTCCCTCGCCACGAAATGGCGTCGGCTTCGGGTAGCGATCAGGCGCCCAGTGTGTCGCAACGGCGATTACTGGCTGAAGGAATTCAGTCGACCACGCACTGTATTCGAGGTCGACTGGCGAGTATGTGCCAGTCTCATTCTCGACAGTGAGCTTTCTCGATGGATTCAGTTCGGACGACATCCGATCCTTGTGAAGTACGATAGTTGACCCATCGAGCAGCTCACAGATCGCATTAAAGTCCTTTCGCCATTCAGGCGTGATTTCCGTTCCGGCAAACCCTGCTTGGTTTATAATGTTCTCGGCCGCAGCGGGAAACGTGTCATCAACAAGTCTCGTTGACATCCACGCACCGTTGCTCCAGTAGAACGTCATTTGCGAATCTGTATGCGACCAATGTGTGAGGCCCTCGCCACGCGCCAAGATGAAATCGATGGCCCAACTTGGAATAAGCGCCTGCGCCTCATCCAAGTCGATTTCAGGCGCCGCAACTACAACCACGTTATTGGTTGCATAGAGCGTATCGTATGCAACGCGAATGCACATCGCAAACGGACGTGCTGCATTGTCGGAAACGAATGGGCGCAACTGTTTGAGCGCCGGGAGCAGCCGCTCCGGTATCAAGTGTCGCTCCCCTGTAGTCGGCGAGAGCGGCCAATCGTTGGGATCGATGGTACGCACTGTACCATTCAAACGTCCATTGCGAAGCGTGACCGCGTCATCGGCTACAGCTATACCGATGGGATCCGGCAGCCGCTCGATAAGCGCACCGAATTCCTTGCCGGCAACGCAGAACGTTCGATCATCCGGAAATGGATGAGCAGCTGTCATGCGCCCATCCGTTGCATGCAGCATGCCGTCCTTCACGAGATAGTGCGCAAGGGCGGGCGCGAGCGCCTTCGACGAGAGCGCGTCCTTTACCCATGCAAGTGCAGTCTTCATAACGACTACTCCTTGCTAGGCTCCATTTTTCTGAGCTGCTTTTGCGGGACACGCTTGATGACCTCGACGCGCATAGAGTTTATGCATTTGTCCAGTTCTGCGTAGTCTTTCCGCTCACTTGCGCCATGCGCAATATAAATCTTTGGCCGCTTCTGGTGCTTGAAGATAGCATCCAGCGAATAGGCATAAACGATAAACTCGCCCTCGTCGGTTTCCCACGTATCGGTTCCAATTGACGTGAGCTCCCAATCGATTTCCGCGGTCTCTTGTGCCTGCTTGAGCGAGCCCGCGAACAGGAAGGAAGTCATATACTGCTCTCCTCAGAAGAACGTTTCTTGTTCGACCGTAAACGTCTGCACCATCCGTTTCTGCGTTCGCGCAAAATAGCCGACGTTGAAGTGGTTTCGCCAGCCCGTCATTTGCGCGAGCGTTTCCGGATAATAACCTTGCTTCATACCAGTTTTATCTTCAAGCCACTTCTCGAGGTCAGGCTCCTTTATTCGCGCGGCCTCGAGCTCCTCGAGTCGCTGCAGCACGCGGCGCCGCTCGGGCGCTTTGAGCGTGTTATAGTGCCAGGAGTTATCTTTGTATTGCTGGGCGCTTTTATCCGAGAAGTGCAAATCGATTTCACGATGTCCGGGCAAATCCAGCATGATCATCCCGTATCGTGCGCGCGCGTTCCATGCGGTCGAGTCTACGGAATACCAGGGATAGCGCAGTAAGATATTTTCGCCAGTGATACCGAAGCCGTGAATCTTGACCTTCGCCGTGCCATCCGGATTGGTCAAATACCTCGGCCAAATATGATCCAGCCATTGGATCAAATACTGCGTTGTTTCCGGCACCATGCCGCCGAGAAAGATGTAATCGTAGCCCTGCTCGAGGTAGCGCACGAGCCATTCGTCGCTATCGCGCGCATGATGCACCGGACAAACATCAACGGTATCGCCAGTTCGCGCAGCCTCTATCTCGACTAGATTATCGTATGACTTCTGCTCGTTCCCGGCGCCGATGGCATCGATGTTCGAGGCGATGTGGATGATGTCTGCGTACTCATCGATGAAACGTGCATACGCCTGCAGATCCACGTCAATGCCGAGCGTGAACATAGAGAACGCGCCGGAGTCCAAAAAGATCGTCTCCTTGCGCTCACGTATACCATCGAGCAATCGGTATTTATTACCGATGTAATGGTACGACTCGAGCATCCACGGATACTGTACGTTCGCCATCACCATCGCGTTCGGATTCGTCTGCGATGCCTCGGCTCCCCTGCCCCCTTGCTGGAGTCCCGCAAGATAGAGGCGCTGCGAGCCGCGCGTAACAGGGGAGCTCGTCATATGTGGCCGAGCCATTTGAGCGTTGCGAGCACGATGGCGACGAGACAGACGCCATACGATACCCAGAACGCGTGGAACATCACATTCCAGTTTCTTCGCTCTTCGGTCTTGCCGCGTGGATAGTTGTCGGTCAGGTCTTGGATGGCGAGCGCCTCAGTTGGACCATATCCAGTCGGGTATCCCTCGTCGCCGTCGTAGTATGCGACCCAGTCATATTGACGCGACGGTATTGGAGGATAGACATAGTCGGTGACGATCAAGACGCCGTCTACCTCGGTCGTGTTCATGATTGCGCCATCCCGCATAGTGTTATGAATTCGGTGCGTGCGCTTTCGCTTTCTCTCAGCACGCCACGAAGCGCCGATGTCGTGGTCGTGGTGCCGTGTATGCGAACGCCGCGGGTCGACATGCAGTGATGCGCCGCGCGAATGAGAACGCCCACACCCTTCGGCCGAAGTTCGGAATAGAAAAGAGCATCTGCAATCTCGGTCGTGAGGCGTTCTTGCACTTGGAGCCGGTGCGCGAATACGTTTGCGATCCGTGCAAGCTTGCTCAGTCCGATAATGCGTCCCTCCGGTATATAGCCGATATGGGCGACGCCAATGATGTCTGCGAGATGATGCTCGCATTTCGAGACGATTGGAATGTTGTGCGAGATAACCATCTCGTCGGAACCGGCCGCCTCGAAAATTTTGAGATGCTCGGCGGGATCCTGACCGTAGCCCGCAGTCCATTCAAGCCATGCTCTCGCGGCACGCATGGGCGTTTCCTGCAGCCCCTCACGCATTGTATCCTCGCCGATCAGTCGCAGCATTTCGCGAACATGAAAACCAAGTTCGTTCACTACGCTATTGTCCATTCTTCCGTCTCCGTCACGGCGCCACAACAGGGGCAGTATCGCTTCGAGTAGAAGCTCTCTCCAGGCGTACTCCATTCTCGGTCTCGTAGGCTCATGTCGGGTACTACCCCGCGCATGTCCTCATCTGTTTCGAGCTCGCGCTCGTCGTCCTCGAGGTCGCAGTCACCATCCATTACGTCTAGGTGCGCAATGATGACCGACGCCGCATCGAGCATGCTAAGATCAATGGCATGCTCGACCGCACGATGTAGCCGACTACGCATCGGCATTAGGAGAGGAGGCCGCCCTTGGGATTGCGGATCGAACTGTAGACGTACTCCGCATGTCGGCAGATTTCGAGTTGTCGATTGAGCGCGTCGTCGCCGGTCGGATAGTATTCGGTGCGTGGCTCGCCGTCGGCGAGGCCGTACGTAAGCGCCCACGCATCGCCGAGCGGTGGCAGGTTCGCGTCATACTCGCACCACATGGCGGGTGCTCGCAGTTCGTCGACCGTAAAGCCGGCGTCCTCGTGCCAGACACACATCGCCACGATTGGTGGATGCCCCTCGTGGGCCGGACACCACACCCAAATGGGCCGATCCTTCGGTGCCGTGTCCATCGCCGCCCAGGTCATGACAGCCTCCCGCAGACATCAGCGATATGGCTCAGACGAGCCCGTGTCGACTCCTCATGCTCGATTACAAAACCAGAAGAGCGTGGCAGCACTTCCTGAAACCGTCGATAGTTCTCGGTGTCGGGAAGCTCGGAGAGCAGTCCCTGCCAGTACGCACGCACGATCAGCGGATCAGGTACGCCCGCCTCCTCGAACCCGTGCGCACGCAACACGGTCGCATGATCGCGTCCCGTCGGCGGGTAGGCGCCGTCGTACGCCGTGTGTGAGTAGCCGAGCGCTACATAGCATCCCGGTAGCCGGAGCGCCATGTCGATCGATTGCGCCTTCGTCTTGTTCATGAGAGGCGTCTGGATCACGATCCCTGTTCGTCCGAGGGCCTCGTTGATCGCAGCCGTTTGCTTGTCGATAAAGGCCTGGGTGCAGTCGGGATAGTTCGCATTGTCCGACTGACAGACGCCGGTCACGATGTTGTCGATACCGGCGCAGACGGCGCGATTCGCCGCGAGCACGAGAAAAAGTGCATTGCGCATCGGTACGAACGTATGTTCGATGCGGTCGCCGATGATCTTTTCCATCGAGGCATGATCGGCGTATTGCTCGAGCCCCCTGTTGTGGTCCGTGAGAGGCGAGGTGCCGGCGAGAATCGGTCCGACCATGACCGTCTCGTGCTTGAGAGGACGCGTACGCTGCACGAACTTCACGATCTCGTCGGCCGCGATTACCTCTCGCGCGTGTCGTTGACCGTAGGCGAACGTAAGCGCCTGTACCTCATCATAGTGTTCGAGTGCCCAGTAAAGGCACGTCGTCGAATCTTGGCCGCCTGAAAAGACAACCAACGCTTTACTTGTCATACTGCTCTCCTTCGTTGAAGTGTGCTAGTCCTTGCGCCGCTGCTCGGGCGGCAGGCGCCAGAACATGTTGAGGCCGAGACGCATTTCGCTCGGCAGGCAATCGACCGGCACATTGCCGTTGGTCGTTGCAACCAGGCGCGTTTTGCCGCTCGCCGAGTAGGGTAGATCCGGAATCGCCGCTTCATCGAACGGGATCCGAATGTGAATTTCCTTGCTCTCCTTATCGTAGGAGACGGTAATAGCCATGCGACACCCTTTGGTTGTGCGATACGAAAACGGCGACCAGTGTTAGTGGTCGCCGTTGTTTTTCATGCAGACGCCGGCGGCGCCTTAGATCTTGTAGACGAGGACATTGGAGCCCTCGGTGCGCTCGCGCTTGATCTTGAGGTTGCGGCCGCCCTTCTCCTTCGGGAGCATGAGCCGATTGACCTGGATCTTGACCGTCGCCGTGATGCCGTCGAGCTCGCGGTCCTTGAACTGCTTGTGCACCTTCGCCGCGATCTCGGTGATGGTGCCGCCGCCGTTCTTGAGCACGTCCACGATGGTGTCAATCACGCCGGGGCCCTTCGGAGCCTTGTCCTTCTTCGGAGGGGCCTTCTTCGTCGCTGCCTTCTTCGTCGCTGCCTTCGCCATGTCTTCCGTCCTTCCGCCCGCGGCTGGATTTGTCGGGCTCGTTGATGCCGTGCCACCGTTATCGGCGGATGCGCCGGCGGTGTCAACCGATCCTTGTGAAGAATTTTCGCCCTCGGATGACTGCTCAGTTACCGTGCTCTCGGTCTCGGTTGTGCCGATCTTGGCGGCGTCGCGCCGGGCCTTGCCGATGACCTCGAACATGCGCGAGACGCGCTTGTGATACCGGCTGTAGGCGATGGGGTTGTCGGGCGCACCCGCCTCTTCGCCCTGAACGGCCTTGACGAGCGTGCGACATAGCTCGAGACCGGGCTGGGATGTGTCGAACTTCGATTGCTCGCCCTGAAGCGTCTCGAGATTTTCGGTATTGAATTCCATTTTACGGAACCCCTCGAGAATCTGCTCAAGGGTGAATTCGCCATGTCGAATAGTCATACTGCTCTCTCCCTCACGCCTCGTAGTCGGCCCAACAATTGGGCGTCTCATAGACGCGTAGACGTTTGAGTGTTGCACGATCTTTGGAACGTTGCAACACGATTGGCGCAAGGCGCTTGAACCAATGCTTGGCGAGGTTCTCCGCCGTCGGCACGAATGTCACGAGATAGATCTTGCCGAAGGGACAACTGGCCTCGGTCGCGCCATTCATGATTCTTGTAGCCGAGTATGGGGAGAAGTGCGTGACGAGAGGATCATCAAACCAAAGAATCGTGCCGTGATCGCAAGGCTTGTCGATCTCATCGAGCATTGCCTCTTTCAAGAAGCCAAAGTCGAGCACCATGCCCTCGGACGAGCCCGTCGTTTCGAGCTCCCCTGTACACGTCGCCTGGATCGTGTATCGGTGACCATGCAGCGACCGACACTTGGAATGATGATACGTCACTCGGTGCGCCGCATCGATACCGATTTCCCGCGTGATCTCGAAGGCACTCATTTCTTCCTCGTGCTACAATGGACATCGATGTGAAAAGTATCGCTGAACGCGCGCCGCCAGATCACTTTTGTGACGACGGCGCTTTTGATCTCGGGCGAACCATACTCGATAGTATGGCCGATAGACGGAGCAAACGGCATATTGAGACTCACCTGTATGCCATCGTCCACGAAGATCGTGACCTTCGCGTCCATGCTACTTCAGGAAGCAGCCGACATTCTTCACATCGGCCTGTTGAGTTAGCCAGCGCTGTGCCGCGATGCATTGCTGCTGGTTGTTGAAGGTCTCGGTGTGAATAAAGCCGGTCTTCATGATCACAATCAGTATGAATGGAACGATCATGACTTCACCCCTTTGCGCATCTGGGCGCGATTTTGGATCACGGTACGCCGCTTGGATGCAGCCGTTACGGCCGCTTTCAAGTTTCTGAGTATGTTGTCCAACATGTCGATTTCACGCGCCTCCTCAACCGTGAGTTTGTCGTACCAAGGCGCGTGAAACTTCATGTTGGACATGTTTTACTCTCCCTCGAGAAGCGGTTGATACCGCAGCCTCCCGGTCGAAGTACGGCTTTCCCAGCGCTCCCGGCGAAGAAAGAAGCGCTTGCCGGTCGCGTCGTCGTACTCGACGCCCTCAACCAATTCGTCGCCGTTCGCATCCATCCGCGTTCCCGTGACGCGATAGAGCGCACCCTTGTAGTGCCGATGCGTTGCACGCCAGGGCGGCCGTTCCGCCTCGCCAAGCGCAATAATGATCCGATTGGCGAGAACAAGCTGAAACGCAGCCATACGTTCTCGAAGCGACTGAATCTCGGCGTAGGCACTCGCGAATTTGTTGCATCGCGCATCGTGACGATTGGCCTTGACCTTATCGTCGGACATAAACGCCTCTTTGCGAGAGGCGGCCTCCAGCGTTCGCTCGACATCGAGCCACACGAGAACGTCGTCGCCGGCGGTCTCGAGCTTGCGTAGTGCGTCCTCTCGCAGTTCATCCGGAGGTACGTCGCGCACCATAGAGCTCATTGCGACGTTTCCCCCTGTGATTCGAGCAGCAGTGTCAACCGCTTGAATTCCTCGTGCCCCTCGGGCGTCATACGAAAGACGCGCTGCAGGATCGGCGCATCGCTGATCGGGGGCAGGGGAGCCGAAATGAGATCGACCAGGATGACGTAGTCGCATTGGAG